TTATTCATGGCACCCCTCCCAGAAAACTACGTTTTCTGGTTGCAAGCCATAGGCCAACTCAAGAACCCAGAGGCATCCTGGGTTTTTTAAAAGTCAAGATTTTTTAGTGTAAAATATTTAGGAAAGCCGTAAAATTTCTCGACGGTTTGACACTGATTCCCGACCGACCCATATTTAAACCAACCGCAAGGTTGGGATTAGACGGGCCGTGCCCTAAAACCCCGTCCGACTGTGGAGTGGTTTCGTTCAAGCTCCATTACCGCTCGCGACAGTTCTCCCTTTAGGTGAAGGTTAAACTCGCCGCCCTGTCCCCAGGGCGGCGATTTTTTTGCGCTCGGCTAACGCGGTTCTCTCAATCCGCCCGGCTAGAATATTATATTTTAGTGAAGTTAATTTTAGAAGAAGTAATTTTTGGTGAAGTAGGTTTTTTGTCACTTGCGTCTACGGGGTTCAGGTGGCGGCGGGCCATGCCCGGGGGGGCTTGGACAGGCCCGGCCCCGGGTGCGAGAACCACGACGGCAGTGAATTTAGACGGCCCACCTTAGGTGAAGGCCAACCCAATGGAGCAACGCAATGAGTGAAGTTGTACAGACAATCCCGATGGTCGATCAAGTCCGTAACGCGGTGACAGGCGTGCTCGCCACGTATAACGCGGCGCAGACGGCGGCCAATGAGGCTCGCGATTTCGCCCGCAACGAGAACGATGCGGCGTTCGGCTCACGCGAAGATATCCTTCGCAAGCTCGCGGAGATCTCGCGTGACCAGCAATTTGAAACCGGCGATATCGAGGCCGGTGTTGAGCTTGCGTGTGACGCCTACGCGGAACGCAAAGACGTCGCGAAGAACACGCTGAAGACGTTTCGCGACGAAATGGCTCGCGCGATGCGGCCGGCGGTTCGCTCGTTTGTCGCGGATTTCTTCGCTCTGGCGCGCACCATGTGGGAGGAGGAGAACGCTGCCGAAAAAGAAATCCCCAAGCCGATCCACGCGGAGTTCAAACGCATGTATTTCGCGGTGGTGAACAAGGATGGCGGCTTGTTCGGCGAGGCTGAGAACGGGCGGGTTATCACCACCGGGAGCGAACTCACGCAACACGCTGCCTCACGCATCCTGATGCACTCGCAAAGCGCGAAGGAGGCGGCTGAACGTTTAGCGAAACTCAAAAAGATGCTGGCCGCGATGTACCAGGAGTTCGGCCACGCAGATCTGAACACGATGCTTAAGTTTATCTCACGCAAGGGTCTCGCAGACGAACTCACAGAGGCGCGCAAGATCATGCACCACGCGCTGGCCGCTGGCGACGCGAACCCGTTGCCGGGCGCAACCGTCACGCCATTGCCGGGCGCGACCGTGACGCCCAACGCCGCGCCTACCCACGGCAGCGTGAGCGACGCGGTGGATGACCTGCTAGGTGAAGCAGCCTAGCAGCCTACACCTACACCTACACCTACACCTACACTCGCCCCCACGCGCTTAGCGCGTGGGGGTTTTTCATGCCTACGTGATAGGTTATTTAATAACCCATTAAAAAACCTCACTACGGTAGTGGGGTTTTTTAATGTGTTGTAGTATCAAAAAACGGCAGAAACGCTGCATAGGCGCAGATTTGGCTTGCATAGGCGCTCCATAGGCGCACTCGACAAATTATTAATTTTTGCAGATTTTCAGCCAGTTTTCCTTTGTTTTCAATAATTTAATTAAATTTATAATATATATATATATATATAGACGACATAGGCGACATAAACGACGTGTTACAAACGATAAGCTTACGTGCGCGCGGGATTTTGTACCTATAATATATTATTTTACCACTTAGATAGCCCTATAGAAAAAAACGTGCGCCTTGTTGGTCGCGACCTACGCCTATGGCGCCTATGTAGCGTTTCTGCGGCGTTTATGGAGCGCCTATGGAGCACCTATGAGTGCGTTTATGAGCCTATAATGTCGCAACGTTAGTTTTACGGGTTTTTAGAGCTTTGTATGTAGATGATAGTTTCACTATTTCGTGGTCCACTCGCGTCTCCTATGCGAGCCCTCGCGAGCCCGGTTTGTACGGCATTTTATGATTTTCTATCCACTACTGTAGTGAGAATAGCATGAACCAGAAAAAACGGGATAAAGCTAAAATCCCAGGTCGTGAAAAATACCGCCCCCGCAAGGGATTTCGGTCATACATACCCGCTGCCGCGCCAGGAGCGGGCATCCTGAACTATGACGCGCTGGGCTGGCGCAAGCGCTTATGGAAGGTGTAGTAATGCGTGAACTGGACGATATGATGTTCACCGCAGCCTATTGGCTTGTCGGGATCATCATGGGCATCGTGCCCGTGTTGCTGATCTTATGGAGCAAGTGAAATGAAGAGAACCTATTACATCAAGCGCAAGGGCGCGCTGGTATTCTGGCGCGTCGGGCGTATCGGCGGCTCGTTTTATCTAGCAAAATCAAAGCATAAGGAGTTTAACCGAGCTTGCGAGGCAATGCAGGTAGTGAGCCATGGTAGTGAATTTAGAGGGTCTTACTACACTAGTAGTGAAGCGACTAATCAACCCTCACTACTGTCGTGAACAACCATCAGTCGAGAGCAACAGCGATGAGCGACAACTTGCATCCCCATTTCATGGCCGCCTTCGAGCATTGGACGGCCGTCGGGTACACGTACAACAGCGCGTGGAACTTGGCGCGCGCCATGTGGGCGAAGACGCGAGAGGAGCGCGCCGTGGCACTGAAATACGTGCTGGCAAACACCAATCAGCGTGAGGAGGATCTGGTATGACAGTGCGACAGGTTGGATTTGGCGCTGCCGTGTGCGCATTAGGCGTAATATGCGTGTCGCATATGCCCTATGCTTATACCGCGACCGCACGAGCTTGCGAGGCACGCATGAGCTACGAGCAGTCGAGCGCGATCAAGCGCGAGCTAGTCGCGAAGCAGGGCGGCCAGATGCGGGACTACGAGCTAGATCATTGCATTCCGCTCTGTCTTGACGGTAGCAACGACCGCTCGAACCTTCAGCTACAACCCTGGTCCCAAGCCAGGATCAAGGACGACGACGAGCTTAGATTATGCAAAGCCGTGTCGTCGGGAAGCATGTCGCGGAGTTCTGCGATATTAGAGTTACAAACCAGATGGGGCTGCAAATGAGACAGACAAAGCGACCGCACGAGCTTGCGAGGCAAGAGAAGGTCGAGGACAAGCTGATTGATCGGGTTTACCGCGAGCGATGCAGTGGGATGCAGATCTCGGTCATGCGCATCCCCGAGCTATTCAGGCTAGCGCGGCTGATGCTGCGCGAAGACCCGAGCTTGCGAGGCTCGTGCACGACCGTGGGGGGCACTCACTATACCACCGAACAGATGCTTGGTGACTTCATGGTGAAATTTGTCGAGAGGGAGAAGCTGTAATGGACAATAACGATAAGTGGTTTTTGAGCGGCGTATTGTTCGCTCTCTTTATCATTTGTGCGTTTTTAGCAGGCTGGTGAGGAGCAAGACGATGGCTGATGTAAATTACGATCTGTACCACAAGGTGTTAAAATTGGTCGAGAGCATCGCAGACACGATCGTGCGCGGCGACAAGGTGTACCAGTGCCCGGTATGCTACCACAGGAACACCCAGCGCGACTGCAACGAGCAAGGCGTGATCGAGGGTACTACGCTCACATGCACCGAGTGCGGCGAGGAGGTCGAGTGCGAGACGTTTATCGCCGAAGAGGACGAGGACGCTGGCGACGCATTGCAGTTCTTCGTGCACGAAGCCCGGCAAATCCTCTAATTCACTACAGGTAGTGGAGAGGTACTATGGAGATCAAAACTAAGCACAAGCACGCCCGCCTTGCGATTGGCATCGACGAAAGCATGGAGGATGAGAAGTTCTCTCCGATGCTACTCGTCGTGCCGGACGTGCGCGAGGCCGATCACGAGCACATCGAGCTAACGTGGGAGGGGGCGCGCGCCTTGCATCAATATCTCGGGCGGGTGATCGACATGGAGGCAAAAATCTCCGGGTTCACCTGGGAGGATGCTCTGAATTTTAATAAGGAGGAGGATAGACAATGAGCCACGCAACCTATTGCTTTCTAATAAATATCTCAGATCCCGAAGCCACAGACCAGGAGATCGCCAGTGACGTAGTGGACACCATCGCGATGTGGGCCGAGCGCCATTGCGACGAAAATAACTGGTATCAGGAGGAAGCAGTCGTACTTGCCAACCCGGACCCTGCCCGGGCCGGCCGCGTCGTCGGGTTCGCGCCAGTGCCGGGTTATCGCAACGAGATGGGGGCACGTATTAGCCTTATACCGCAGCAGGACCGCTGGGAGTGGGCACGCCTATTGTCGCTCCAATGCGTCGCAAGCAATTTCGAGCTAGGCGGCCGGTCATCTTATAGCTTTCTCGATGACAAACCCGAAGAGTCGTTCTGGAACAATTTCGACGATCTTAAAAAACAGATCCTCGACGAGATGCCACCCCGGCTCGCGGCATTATGGGCTAGAGGCGCGCTGGAGAACGACGACAACAACCGGCAAAACTTCCTGGACGCGCACCACCGCAACAAGTGGTCGCGCGAAATGGGGTTGTTCCTCGGTAGTATAAGATGGGGCACCGTGCCGTTTGCCACCGATGGCACGCCATACGACTATCGCGCCTTCGATCTCACGAATGGTCATGAGGGTACGGCAATCGTGTTTGTCGATATCCACACTTAAACGAAAGGAGCATGAGAAATGGAAGATTCGAGTTTACGAGGCGTCACCTGCGCAAAATGCGTCGCGCCAATCGACGTTCGCACGATGGAGGACTGCATCGAGTGTCCGGAGTGCAGCATGACGTTCTGCGATAATTGTTATAACACCGAACTCGGCGACGGGTGCCACTGCCATGCTAATTCTAACTCACTACCGGTAGTGGGAGTAATTTAGATGACTGCTAGATATAAGGACCTTGATCTGTACCGCACAAGCGTGCACCAGCGAGCCAAGATTGCTGAGGAAGCTACTGACGCAGTGAGGTATGTGTTTAAGTTCGCTGGGGTTACACTCGAAACCTCAGAACTGTCCCGTGTTACCAACCTGTTGATGAAACTTCTAACCGAGAGAATGGAGCACACAGATGAACCTAAATGACGCGATGCATGTAATGCTAGACACGCATCTAGCAGCCATACAGGACGGCGAGAGGGCCGTCGGCATTGTCATGGAGAGCCCGCCGGGTATCGGCAAGACGGCGAACGTGTTTGTTTATTGCCACAACCTCGCCGTCGCGCTCAACGAGCCGGTCGCGCTGGTGCAGCAGATGTTCGCCACGTTCACCGGGCCTGACGTCAGGGGGTTCATGATCCCGGTCAAGTCGCAGGTGCCGGGCGAGCTACCGCAGACTGTTTTCAGTCTACCGCCCTGGTATCCGACACATCAGAATATATGGGTGGTCGAGCCTTCCGGCGTGTGGTGGAAGCCCGGCACCTGGAAAGGCGAGATGCCCGATGTGGGCGTGCTGTTCCTCGACGAGTGGGGGCAGGCGGACGACGAAGTTAAGAAGCCGAGTGCCGAACTAATATATAACGCCACGGTGGGCACCGTCGAGCTACCGCCGCGCTGGCGGGTCTGCGCCGCGACAAACAGGACGGTGGATCGCTCGGGCGTCATGCGGGAGATGATGTTTATCGTCAATCGCAGGTTATTGGTTAAAATCTCGGGCGAGGTCAAGCCGTGGATCGAGTGGAACGACAATCTGCCGGAGGCGCGGCGGTGTCACGAGATGATCGTCACTTTCGTGCAGCAACATCCGTCTGTCGTGTTTCGCGACACGGTGCCGGACGGGACCGATCCATATTGCACGCCGCGCTCGCTGGTTATGACGGACCGCGTGCTTAAATCTATGCGCAGCGACGACGATAAAAAGGCCGGCCGGTTGCCGACCACCGACCTTGCACGCGAGGCGGCGGCGGGACTGATAGGCGAGGGCGCGGCGGCGCAGTTCTTTGTGCATATGCGGTTCTTTAACGAGATCCCGATGCTAGCGGATATCGAGACCGATCCGCGTAACGCCATCTTACCTAAGGGCAAGGACGGGCAGATGGTGTGCTGCTATATGCTGGCCCGGCAGATCACCGAGAAGAACTGTTCGGCTTTGGTGACTTATATCTCGCGCATGAACGACGAGATGCAGATCATGGCGTGTGGGGTTTTTAATTCAACCGCGCCCGCACAAAAAATCCTGCTCGCGACCAAGGAGTATCAAGCGCTGCTGTTCAAACATAAGAACGTGCTGCGCGCTAGCGAGAGCTAAGCATGCTTAGCTATCGCTAAGCAATAAAGTTAGGGCGGGTGTTTACGATCCGCCCTAACGATACTACACTACAGTAGTGGAGCTAGAGAGGTGACCAATGCCCAAACGCGCGGCGGCGTTGAAATACAACCCGCATCGAACCAAACAAGGATTACCTACATTCGAGCTTAAATCAGTCTACCAGCGTGGGAGCGGCGCGGTTCAGCGCACGATGAATGTGCGATGCGCCGAGTGCTTAGAGACAACATATCTGCCTTGGACCAGCGTGCTCAACACGCCGGAGATTGTCACTAAAAAGTTTCAAAGTTTAGGGTGGGAGTTCGATGCGTATAAATCACGCTCGTGCATCTGCCCGAAATGTCTGTCGGACAGCAAGCCGAAGCCTGAACCCTCGCAGGCTCGTGCTGATGCGAAGCTTGAACCCAAGCGCCTCGTCATACAGGCGCAGACGTTCATGAATAGTATAACACCACCACCACCACCACCACCACCACCACCGATGGAGCAACCGATGGCGACAAACCAAACACCACCACCAACCGCACCGGCCCTAAAGCTCCCAAGAGCGATCACGGCCGACGAGCGGGCAAAGGTACGCGCGCTGCTGGATATTAATTTCGACGACACCAAGGGCATGTATATCGACGGATATTCCGACATGCGGATCGGTGCGGAGGTCAACGTGCCGTGGGCAACGGTCGCGATTATCCGCGAGGCGGCGTACGGACCCATACGGGAAGACCAGCGGGTTACCGAGATCCGCGCCGAGATTGCCAGACTACGTTCTGATATGTTATTGTTTAATAACAGGATCGAGCAGGTCGAGGCTAAGATCAACAATCTTCTAAAGGACCCTAAATAGATGGCAACCGCACGAGCTTGCGAGGAATTACAACTTATCGCAGAATGCGAGAAGCTGATCTTCGCCATCCGGCAGATTGTCGCTAGCTGGGAAAGCGGCAACCTTGCTGCCTCTGTGAACGAGGCCCGAATATGTGCCGACGAGGTCGAGGATTTTATCGTCAACCACTGTGACGACAACTAACAACTAGGAGCAACCACCATGCAAGCCAACCAAGTACAATCTAATATCTTAGATAACACCACGATGATCGACGCGATTCGCGAGACAGCCGTGCTCGCGAATGTGAGTATCTCGATGTGGGGCGGCACGAGTACCGATAATAACCTGTTGTCGGAAGTTAAAAAACAACACAACGCGACAGGGGATGTCGGGAGGGTTATTAAAAATAAACTCGCCGGGGCGGACGAGAAGCTTAAAATCACTCGCAGCGCGCACGCGGCGGTGCGTACCAAGTTCTACGAACTCACGCTATCATGGGTAAGCGACCCGCACGCGTTGCGCCAGACCGGCCCGCGCCTGCTGCCGCACGCGTTATTTAACACGTTCATGACCGAGATGGGGAGACTAAAGCGCGAGGCCGAGGCCGCGCTGGAGGACTTCCTGGCGGACTATCCGTCGCTGGTAACCAAGGCCAAGGCCAATCTCGGGACGATGGCGGACACGAATTACCCGGACGTGGACGAGTTGCGCGGGTTGTTCCGTATCAGTTTCGACTGGGAGCCGATACCCGACGGCTCGCAGTTCAGGGGTCTGGAGAGCAACGTGCTCGGTAAATTGTCAAACCACTTGCATAAGAAGCAACAGCGGCAGATTGCCGGCGCGCAGGCGGAGATGTGGGCCGAGGCGCGGCAGCGCGTCGAGCACATGGTCGAGAGGCTGGCAACCACGACGGGTAGTGACGCGCCAAAGTTCAAGTCGGCGACGATCGACGCGGTGCGTTCGCTGATAACCCTGATGCCCGGGTGGAATATCACCGGCGACCCAAAGGTGGCGGAGATCACCCAGGATCTGGAGAGACTTTTACTTGGCGTCGACGCGCAGGAATTACGTAAGGACGAGCGGATGCGCAACGACGTGGCGCAGCAGGCCCGCAGCGTCGCGGACAAGATGAAAAGCTGGGGCGTGTGAGGTGGCAGAGAAAATTCAAAAGAAAGTATTGCATAGCTGGGATGGTATGTGGTGCCGTCATTGCGGCTGGAGGTACGACCGCGTCCCGTCAGTATGGTGTCATATTGTCACCCACGACATGCCGCGCTTCCATGTATTTTTAACCATGGCGGCGCGGCACAGCGTGAATTATCGCTATGTCAACGTCGTTGAACTAAAGCCACGGAGCAAGCATCTTCCCGTTAGCATTAGGTCAAGAGAGGTGAAGCAGGTATTATGGCGCTCGATCACGCCGTTGCGTATCACTGCGAGCACGGTCGAGTATGGGTATCTAGACCTAAGCTCAGCCGGTCCCGCTATCGAGATGTTCGCGCACGCTAAGAACGTGATCGAGAAACTCGACAGGATGAACCTGTCACTACAGGTAGCGGATTTAGAGGACGAGCTAGGGTTAGAAGGTAAAGGCGACCGCACGAGCTTGCGAGGTGTCGCCGAGTTATTCAACCATCTATGGAGCGAGGAACTAAATGTCCAGTCATCGGATGTCTCTGCCGCGTAAGGTCGTCCTTACCCGGGAGCAGGAAGAGACGCGGCTTGCGGCGCACGCTGCGTTTATGAAATACGCGGCGTTCTTTGCGTATTTTTACTATGATCAGGTCGAGGAATATCCCACGCTGGGAGTGCCGACGGCGGCGACCGACGGCAAGCGGCACTTTTTCAATCCGGAATATTATTCTAAACTAAAACCCTTGGAGCGCTGTTTCGCCAAGGCGCACGAGGTCTGGCATATAATTTATAAACATCCCCAGCGCATGAAGTTCTATGCGCAGCAGGGGAACCTCGATGGGTTGCCGTTCATCCCCGCGTTATTTAATACTGCAGCGGATTACGTTATTAATGCAGACCTGATTGCCAGCAAGATAGGCACCTGCAACCCGAACTGGTTGTACGACCCGAGATTCACAGGCGATATGCTGGCGGAGGATGTGTATAAGATATTATACAACGAGTTGCCCAAGCCGCCGCCACAACCGCCGGGTCGAGGCAAAGGTCCAGAGGGTTACCCCGGCCCCGGTGGTAAGCCGGGCGACGAGAAAGGTCCGGGGGGTTATCCTGGCCCCACGACTGGTAGTGGGGACGAGCCCAACGACGAACCCCAACCCGGCGAACCAACCATAACCGGGTTCAAGCCAAAGACCTATGGCGGCAAGAACTCCCCGCCGGATAAGGTGGCCGAAGCCAACAACGGCATGATGGACGAGATCCTGCCGCCGATGACCGACCCGGATACCGGCAAAGACGACGTGGCGTCGGAGATGGAGTTCAAGGAAGCCATCGCGCGAGCGGTCGACGAGGTGGAGAAATCCCACGGCACATTGCCCGGAAGTATCAAGCGGGTGGTGAAAGATATCCTGGAGCCGCAGGTCGAGTGGCGCGAGAAGATCCGCATGGAGGTGACCGGCAAGATCGGGTGGCGCGGCGAGACGTGGGAGCGGCCCAACCGCAGGCGATTGGTTTTATCTGCGATGGGCAGCGGGCTGCCGGTGTACATGCCGGGGCGCTCGCGGTTCGGTGCCGAGCTTGTGGTCTGCGTCGTGGATAACTCCGGCAGTATCAGCGAGCGGGAGCTAAGCGCGTTCTTTGGCGAGATGAACGGGATACTCTCGGATTGCAGGCCCAAGAACATCATGGTGATCTGGTGCGACGCTAAAATTCATCGGGTTGCCGAGGCGTCGAGCCTGGACGAGCTAAGCGACATCAGGGTGAAGGGATCGACAGGCGGCGGCGGCACCGACTTCAAGCCGCCATTCGAGTATCTGTCGGAGAAGAACCTTAAGCCCGACACGCTGGTGTATCTCACCGATATGGAGCCGGGTTATGGCTGGCCCGCCGACCCGGGTTATCCAACAATCTGGTGCGCGACGACGGATCGCGTGGGTCCGTTCGGCGAGACCGTGCGCGTTAAGGTGTAATAAGTTAACCAATGGAGCAAGACGATGAGCGAGTATGCGTTTGATATAAAATTATGGGCCGTTGTTCGCATCACCGCTAACAGCGAGGCGGAGGCGCGCAAGCTGCTAAGCAAGATCGACTGCATCGGCCTCGCCTACCACGACAACGATATCGTGCTGACCGAGGCTAGCATCGAGGACGATGGCGGCCAGAGCGAGCTATTCGAGATCGACAGCGAGCCGGTATGAGCGACGATGATAAGCCGGGAAGGATAACTCTGCGCCCGGTGACACTCCCGGTGTTGACACCGGGGGTGCACAACCCCGAAGATGCACCGTGGTGGGAGTTCACCTGCGACGAAGTGGACCCCACGACGGTCGTGACACAGTGGATGGGGCAGGCCGCTCAGGTTTTTGGGCAGCGGCTTGCCAACCGTGCGGCGAGCGGCAGCGTCATCGTCGAGTGTATGTATATGTCGCTCGATGGAGCGAGCGGACTATACAGGGTAATAGCCCACGGTCGTCGAGTTCATAACTACATCGTGATCAGTCGCGGTGACATGGTCGAGAAACCTTAAAATGGAGCTACCACAATGCCTAACTGGAAAATCACGGATAATCTTAAGTGGGAGGTCAAGCGTGAGGTAACTCGCCTGATGGAGCTGCGCGTCAAGGCGGTGTATCAGGACTTCCCGCTGAGCCACAACGACATTGAGCGGGCGACGACACCGGAGTGGGCGCGCAGGAATTTAGCGGAGTTAAAGAAAGCCGGGGCCGAGTCGATCACGCGGACCGATAGGATTAATGCCAGACTTAGCGGCGAGGGTATCACGCGGGCAGCATTGGTGGGTATGCACTCGGATAAACAATTATATTATATGTACGAAGCGCAAGCCCACTGGCGCTACGCCAGGGATGAGTTCAAGAAACATGACACCGGCAAGCTGCCGTTCGATCTTAGCGTGCTAGACCCGGAGACCAGGGCTAAGCTTGTCACCTGGGTCAACACCGCTGTTCGAGAGCGGCGCATCTGTTCTGGCACCGAGAACTTGGCGGGGGTGTTCCTATCCTCCTATTGCCCGACACTGGCGCATATGAATGCGCGCTGGCCGGACCTGAAGGTGGTATTCGGCAAGCTCGACGGTAACTGGCCGCAACGTATACGTAACCTGCCGATGCGCGAGTTGTCACGCTGGCAGTGGCCGGAGCAGTATAATTCTGAGCGCGACTGGTTCGAGTCGAACAAGCTGCGCCTGGAAGCAGCGGGGCAAGTCCTGGCCGGGGCATTATTCCTCGACCGTAAGGTGGAGTACCCAAAGACCAGCACGTCGGGTATCATCGATAGTTGGGAGGGGTGAGGTGATAATTTCGGGGGATTTCGAGACATACTGGTCCAAGGATTATTCCCTAACCAAGCTGTCAGAGGTCGAGTACGTCCTCGACCCGAGGTTCCAGGTCATCATGCTCGCCCTCAAGCTGGGTGACCAACCTAGTAAGGTATATGTCGGATACGACGCTATCGCCCGCCGCCTCCAGTCCATCGACTGGGGGCGCGCGGCGTGGCTGAGCCATAACACCCGCTTTGATGGAAGTATTCTAAGCTGGCACTTTGGCTATGTGCCGAAGCTTTATCTCGACACGCTGAGCATGGCCCGCGCGACGACGCACTGGGTCACCGGGCGTTCGTCGCTGGCGAAAATCTCCGAGTACCTCAAGCTCCCGCCTAAAGGCGACGAGGTCGTGCGTGCTATGGACAAGCGCCTGGAGGATTTTACCTATGAAGAATTAGAAAATTATAAAACCTACTGCATGCGGGACAATGATAACTGTTATGAGATATTTAAAAAACTCAGGCCCATATTCTCGGCCAGTGAGCTACAAATAATAGATTTAATTTTGCGCATGTTCATCCAGCCGCAAGTGGTTCTCGATACGAGCGTGCTGTCGAGATACCTACAAAATGTGCAGGCCGAGAAGGCTGAGATCCTTGACCGGGTTCTCGGTGGTATCGACAAGGGCGTGTTTAGCTCGAATCAAAAGTTTGCTAGACTGCTGGAAGACTACGGCGTCGATGTGCCGATGAAACTATCCCCGACCACGGGCAAGCTTATCCCTGCCACCGCGCGCAACGACCGTGCGTTTAAACTACTATGCGCCGACGAGGAGCAGCCGCCCGAGGTGCAGGCGCTGCTGCATGCCCGAGTCAGCGTCAAATCGACGATCGAGGAGACCCGCACCGCAAACCTGCTGCGCCTGTCCTGTTGCAACTGGCCCGATAAGACCAAGGGCTGGGGGCCGGTGCCGCTCAAATACTCTGGCGCGCGCACGCATCGGCTATCAGGTGACGGCGGCACCAACTGGCAGAACTTCAAACGCGGGTCGCCGATACGCGAGGCCATCATGGCCCCGCCGGGCTACCGGGTGGTGCACCGGGACGCATCGCAGATCGAGGCGCGCATGGTGGCATGGCTGGCGCAGTGCCATAGCCTTACCTCCGCCTTTGCCATGGGCCGGGATGTCTACTCCGAGTTTGCCACCGCGATATATGGGCGCGGGATAACCAAGGCCAACACGCTGGAAAGATTTGTCGGCAAGACTGCAATCCTGGGTCTCGGTTATGGCTGCGGCGTTGAGAAGTTTCAGCATATGTTATTCATTGGCAATGGCGGCCTGAGCCTCAACGTGACGCCGGAGTTTGCCAAGTCTACAGTTTACCAATATCGCAATACATACTACGAGATCCCCGCATTGTGGGCGCATGTCGAACATTTGCTGGCGGATCTGGTGCAGCTAGCGCGCCGCCCCCGCCAGTTCTCGTTCTTCGAGTCACTACACACAGCGATGCCCTCGCTCTCACTACCAGTCGTGACAGGGTTCGATGCATTATGGTTACCCAACGGATTATGTATTAACTATCCAAACATCAGGTGGTATCGCGACGACCAGACCGGCAAGTGGGAGTTGTGCTACGACGACCCGCAGGGCGTGCGTAAGATTTATGGCGCCAAAGGCGTCGAGAATATCTCGCAGGCGCTAGCCCGGATCGTCGTGACCGACGCGATGGTACGTACGTACCAAGCAACGGGTTACCGGCCGTTTCTGTCGACGCATGATAGTTTGGATTACTGCGTGCCGGAGGACAAGGCCGAGGAAATCGACGCCATGTTATCGAGCCAGTTCGGTATCACGCCGGACTGGGCAGAGGGCTTGCCCTTGGCAAGCGAAGGCGGCTGGGGGCGCACGCTGCTGGAGGCAGAGCGGGGAGTGAACGCATGAGCGTGTGGCATTATACCCCGACGCCGTCGACTGCCGCCGCGATGGCGGTGCTGCGGGCACACCGCGCGGCTCAGATCGCCATTGCCCAGCAGGTTGCGGTGCATCTTATCAGGCGGAAGGGCAAGACCAACAGCCGCGAGGTGTGGGAGGTCATGCGCCTGACCGGCGTGCTCGACACGACGGTCAAGGACCACTGGCTGGGGGCGGTGTTTCGCGACAAGGCGGTGTTTAAATGGACCGGCACCTACGTGATACCGACGCTGCCCAATGGCACGCTGATCCACCAGCAGCGTCACGTAAAGGAATGGACATTAATATGAATGGTATGAGAGAATTTGCGTGGAGCTACTCCAGGCTCAAATCGTTCGAGACCTGCCCGAAGCGACACCTTCATTACGATATATTGAAAGATATAAAAGAACCTGAGACCGGGCAGATGGCCGAGGGCAACGCTGTCCATAAGGCGTTAGAACTTAGAATAAAGACGAAGCAAAAACTCCCCCTCGGGATGGGGCAGTACGAGGAGATTGCCTCCAAGCTCGAAACCCTGCCGGGTGAGATCTACACCGAGCAGAAACTCGCGCTGACCGAGGAGTTCAAACCCGTCGCGTTTTTTGGCAAGGGCGTGTGGTTCAGGACCGTCGTGGATTTTTGTAATGTGGAGGGGGAACGCGCGGCTGTCATCGACTACAAGACCGGCAAGCCGGCCGAGGACAGGACGCAACTGCAATTATTATCGGCGACGGTGTTTCACCACCAGCCCGATGTCCAGCGCATCAGCGCCCGGCTGTTGTTTTTAAACCACGACCACGCGGAGCGTGCGCTGTTTATGCGCAATGATTTATCGGGGATATGGTCGAGCATGCTGCCGAGGGTGAAGAGATTACGCAAGGCTATGGAGGATCAGGAGTACCCGCCTAAACCCAGCGGGTTGTGCCGGCGATACTGTGCCGTGGTCAGTTGCCCGTATCACGGAGTAGGATCAGCGCCATGAGTGTTATTAATAACAATGTTATTAGCAACAACGCCTATGCCGGTCAGTATTTCGATACCATCATCGCCAGCCAGCTTCCCGGTGATTTATTAAAACGTTTAGATCTTACAGCAGAAGTGACGTCCGATCCGTATTTTCTAAAGACCGTACTAAGATTAACCAGTAAAAACCATGGTATAGACTTGACAATTGATCTCGAACCCTTACGTACTGGCAGCCGGGAGGCATGCCTTAAGGTGCCGGAGTTAATCATCACGCATCTGTGTGCCGTGAGATGACACCCGAGAGTAAAATCAAGCGTGTCATCAGCACGCTGTTAAAATCTTATGGTCACGAGGTGTTTTATTATATGCCGGTGCCGACCGGGTACGGTGGGACCATCGTGGATTACGTAGGATTTTGCTGCGGGTTGGGGTTCGCCATCGAGGCCAAGGCGCCGGGTAGGAAGCCGACTGTCCGTCAGAAAGCGACGATGGAGAAAATCTCCGAGGCCGGCGCAAAAACTTTTATCATCGATGGACCAAAGGGTGTCGGTGAGTTAGACGAGTGGCTGACCACTACCTGTCGTGAAAGCCGTAAATCGTGAGAGCACCGAGATAAGGGAGCGAGCCGTAAGTCGTGAGAGTACCGATGTGGATGAGTGAGCCGAACGATGTGAGAGTACCGACCAAAGGGAGCGAGCCGCACCACAAGAGAGAACCGTCGAGATGAAGCGAGCCGCGAACGAAGAGAGAACCGTCTCTCGGGAGCGAACCGAGTTATGTGAGAGGACCGAGAGGTGCGAGTGAGCCGTGCGATATGAGAGAACCGTCGCTTGTGAGCGCAGCCGTACTGGCTGAGAGAACCGAGGTGAATGAGCGAGCCGTTGGTCACGAGAGTACCGAGCAAGAGGAGTGAGCCGAAGGTCGCGAGAGTACCGAGTAAGTCGAGTGAGCCGTGCTACCCGAGAGAACCGTGATGAACGAGCGAGCCGACGGTCACGAGAGTACCGAGGAAATCGAGCGGCTACTCGCTTGGGTGGCTGGTATTTGGCCCAGTCTGGAGGCGCAACTGCGCGCAGCCATAAGCCGAGTGTTACAAGAGAACCGAGATAGATGAGCGAGCCGGAACTGCTGAGAGTACCGTGTTGCCCGAGTGAGCCGAATGTATCGAGAGAGCCGTGAACCAAGAGCGAACCGAGTGCTGCGAGAGGACCGAAAATACGGAGTGAGCCGCATCATCAGAGAGAACCGAAAGTTCTGAGTAAGCCGTGTACCAGGAGAGAACCGAAACCGCTGAGCGAGCCGTACGTCGTGAGAGAACCGAAAGTTCTGAGCGAGCCGTCCGTGATGAAAGAACCGAGGAATGCGAGCCGAGTGTCACGAGAGAACCGAGATCGTTGAGTGAGCCGACTACTAAGAGAGAACCGCACCGTATGAGTGAGCCGAGTTCACTGAGAGCACCGAAAGCGCTGAGCGTAATTTAACCAATGGAGCCCCCTAAAATGTACGTCACGCAGGACACTCTGCATGTCGTTGTGCCATGGCGCGCCGACCTGCAGCAAGTCATCCCTCATGCGCGATCGTTTGTGTATAACAACGAGCGCATGCTGCTCGTACCCAACCGGCATGAGGAAGCCAAGGTCGCGAGAAATCTAGGCGTCCCGATACCAGCGCCCATACTTACACGTTACGACTGGCGCGGCGGCACGCCGTGGGATACTCAAAAAACCACGTCGGCAATGCTGACCGAATCACCCCGCGCCTATGTGCTCAACGAGTTTGGCACGGGTAAGACGCGGAGCGTGATATGGGCGGCCGACTATCTGCGGCGCAACCAAGCCATCGGCAAGGTCTTGATCGCCGCGCCGTTGAGCACACTCACACCGGTGTGGGAGACTGAGTTATTTAGGGTGATCCCCAATGCGCGGGTAAAAGTTTTACACGGCAACAAGGAGACGCGCCTCGAACGTCTGAACACTGATGCCGATTGGTTTATTATAAATCATCATGGGTTGGCATTGATCAAGGACGAACTGATCAAGCGTGGTTTTGATGTGGTTGTGTTCGACGAGTTGGCGACGTTTCGTAATCGGTCGACCCAACTCTGGAAGACCGCCAATGAGATCATTCAAGGCGGCCCGGCTTACGCCAACAACCCTAAACCAAAATATGTCTGGGGATTGACCGGATCACCGACACCCAAGGCGCCGACCGATGCCTGGGGGCAAGTGAGATTGCTAACCCCGGAAAGAACCACGAAAAGCCTTACTCGGTTTCGCGATTTAACCATGCGCCAGATCACGAGCTTTAAATGGATCAAGCGCCCGGGAGCGATGGACATCGTGCAGGAGGCGATGCAACCATCCGTTCGCTTCGCGTTGTCTGATGTTGTCGAGCTACCCGACACAACGTACCAGACGCGGGTGGTGGAGTTGGAGAGCGAAGCGCGTCGAGCCTATAAAATTATGTTCGATAAGATGAGAGTCCTAACCAATAACGGCGAGACAATCACCGCTGTCAACGAGGGTGTGCTGCAATCTAAGTTACTACAGCTAGCGCTGGGTTATATCTACACCGATAAGCGTGGCGTCATGAAGCTTCCGAACGCGACGCGGTTGGAGGTAGTGAAAGAAATCGTCGAGGCGACATCGCGCAAGGTTATATGTTTTGTGCCATTCATTCACGCGCTCGAAGGCGTGGCGGAGTACTTACAGAAATACACGACGGTTGCGGTGGTGCACGGACAGACACCGGTGGGTGCGCGCAATAAAATTTTCCGCAGTTTTATGGAGCAATCAGAACCACATACGATCGTGGCGCATCCCGGGTGTATGTCACACGGCTTGACACTCACAGCGGCCAATACCATTGTGTGGGTTGGACCGACCAATTCATATGAAACGTACGAACAGGCTAACGCCAGGATCGTAAGGCCGGGTCAGGTGTCGAAGACGCTGATCGTGCATGTCGTTGCGACGCCTGTCGAGAAGCTGGCTTACAAGCGCCTGCAAGAGCGTGGGACATTTCAGGGCATGTTGTTGGAATTGTTCCGGCAACAGGAGTTAGAGTTTTAGCCGCTTTGTCGGAGAGTGCCGAGTACCGTGAGCGAGCGAGCCGTTCCAAAGGAGAGGGCCGTATGGGATGAGCGAGCCGTCAGGGCATGAGAGTACCGGATAGAATGAGCGGGCCGATTGTGATGTGAGCACCGTCAGTATCGAGCGAGCCGTTTGGTCTGAGAGTACCGAGAGTTGTGAGCGAGCCGGCAGCGAGGAGAGGACCGATCGTCTAGAGCGAGCCGTGCCGGAAGAGAGCGCCGTCTACGAGGAGTGAGCCGCCCATCATGAGAGAACCGAGTAGCACGAGCGAGCCGGGCTGTGTGAGAGCACCGATTTGAGGAGTGAGCCGAGAAACAGGAGAGAACCGAAGTAGATGAGTGAGCCGAAGAACCGGAGAGAACCGGTGAGCAAGAGCGAGCCGAAGAACAAGAGAGAACCGCGCCCGTTGAGTGAGCCGAAGTGCATGAGAGTACCGCGTCCGACGAGCGAGCCGCTCGACCTGAGAGAACCGTGGACGAAGAGTGAGAGGCGAGCCGAAACTAGCGAGAGAGCCGAGAGAGTTGAGCAAATGAGTGAGCCGGTCAACGTGAGAGAACCGTATGAAGTGAGCGAGCCGGCCCGTATGAGAGAACCGTAGGCGGGGAGCGAGCCGAGGAAGATGGAGAGAACCGCACAGCTAGAGCGAGCCGCCCGCCATGAGAGAACCATCCGCCAAGAGTGAGCCGCCAAGTATGAGAGTACCGTGATGCGTGAGCGAGCCGTTTGATATGAGAGTACCGTCTCGCCTGAGTGTAAATTTTAACTTATCAATCTTAACTTAGGAGCTACCACAATGAGCGACGATGTTACGCCGAGCACATCAACCACACCCACGCCGATCACGATGCGCGAGGCGCTCGACGAGCTAACGTTTATCGAGAGATTGACCAAGCGCGACATGGACGCGGCCAAGCTGCTGGGCGAGGCCGAGGTCAGATATCTCGTAGACGCGTACTATATAGCACAAGAGGATCGAAAGCGCACCGCTGCCCAGGTCCGCGCGCTGACGACGATCACCGAGGCGCACCCCCACGCCGAGCCGAGCATCATCGTCAACTGGCTGCGCAGCCAGAACGACACGATCGAGGGGCAGATCAAGCGAGTTCTCGATGCGTATACACAACAGCATATCATGGGGCCGTGGATGCGCGACGTGTTTGGCATCGGCCCGGTGCTGAGCGCGGGTCTTCTCGCGCATATCTATATGGGCCTATGGTGCGCCGTCTGTCACGGTCACGACGAAGAAGACTGCCAGCGTCGGCAGAATAACCCTAAGCTTAAGCTATCAGAACATACGTACCAGCCGGTCGAGAGCCTCCCGACAGTCGGTCATATCTGGGCATTTGCGGGAATTGCCGGCAAGGATCAGAAGCCTTGGGGCAAGAACCAAAAGCGGCCCTACAATGCCAAGCTGAAAGTCTTGCAGTGGAAGGTCGGGCAGTCGTTTATGTGGTTCAGCTATAACGGCAAGTGCTACTATGGTCAGGAGTACCGCCGCCGCAAAGAGTACGAGATCGCGCGCAACGTGCCCGGCGGCTGGAACGCAGCGGAAGTCGAGCGCCGGCTGAACGACAAGATGCGTAAGCCGACAGAGGATGCGATGAAGTATTTATCCCAGGGCATCCTGCCACCAGCGGCGATGGATGGCAGGGCCAGACGTTACGCCACTAAGAAGTTCCTAGCGCATATGCATAATGTGTGGTTCGAGAAAAAGTTTGGCCGTCCTGCGCCGCTGCCCTACCCGATCGATATACTCGGCCACGCGCATTACGAGCCACCGCCTGTCTAAACTCCTTACCACCCTTACCCTAATGGAGCTACCGTGCCAATGTCACCAAGCGAGATGATCGACAAGTACATTAAATTAAGAAACGTTATAAATAAGATCAAGGACGATCACAAGACACAACTAGAGCCCTACACCAATGTGATGAACCAACTCGAAACTGAGATCCTGCGCCACCTCGACGATACTAACTTACAATCTATCAGCAGTCCGAGCGGCACGGCGTTCAAGCAGATTGCTACGAGCGTTGTCGTGAAGGACTGGCCGCAAACCCTGGGTTATATCCAGCAATACGAACTATGGGATCTGCTCGAAGCGCGGGTCTCGAAGACAGCGGCGCTCGAAGTCGTCGAGGAAACTAAAAAACCAATCCCGGGCGTGCAAATATCCCAGGCGGTGGTTGTGCGAGTGCGCGTATCATCGTGAAGCTACCACAGTTCAACAGGAGACAGCTATGTCACTAATACCATTAGACTCCAACCGCATACCGGCGGCGTTCGCCGGGCGTCGGTCGACGATGCTCGACAATGCCCGTGCGGGCGTGCAGAGTTCGTTTGCCGTAATCAGTGTTAAAGGCCGCGTGTGGAGGACCAAGCACCGAGGGGAGGAAACGCCTGTGCTGGATGCGCGCGGCCAACCGGTAGCAACACTCGAAGTTGTTATCGTTGGCGTCGCGCCCAATGTCAGCAAGACGTTTTATCAAAAGGGTTTTGTCGAGGGCAGCGACGACTCACCGGATTGTTTCTCGCTCGACGGGATCGCGCCCGACGCAACTGCGCCTAAGAAGCAGAACGAGACCTGCGCTACGTGTCCGCAGAATATGTGGGGTTCGCGTGTCACCGACAACGGCAAGCGGGCCAAAGCCTGTTCCGACCAGCGGCGCATCGCGGTAGTGCCGACGGGCGACATCCTTAATAAGAACATGGGCGGGCCGATGTTGCTGCGTCTGCCACCGACCTCGCTTCCCAACCTCGCTTCCTACAGCGATTTTTTGGAGCGCAAGGGCGCCGACTTCCCCTACGTCGCAACGAGGTTGGGGTTCGATTACGACGTCGCGTATCCGAAGGTCAGCTTCGACGCGCTGGGATATCTCGACGATGCGCAAGCCGCGCAAGTCGTCGAGGTGATGAGCAACCCGCTGATCGACAGGATGCTCTACGAAGCAGCCCCTACCGAGTTGGGAGCCGCAGTGGCGGCGGGCGTTAAGCCGGGCGGGCAGGTTGTCCCGATGGCGCGTCCGGCGATAGGTCCAGCAACGGTGCCGGCGGCTCCCCCGGTAGCGACGCCTCAGAAGGTGCCGTACAATCCGTTCGCGACGGCTGCGCCAGCAGAGCCTGCACCTACATCGCCACCGCCGGCCCCGGTCATCGAACAGCCACCCACAGAAACTGTCGAGGCAACCCCGGCTCGGGCTTCCAACAGACGGCGGCAGCCGTTACCTTCGCCGATCACCGCGCCGCCCGATCTGGCGGGGGCAATCGACGACCTGCTCGACGAGCAGTCGGCATAGAGCCGCTACTCCAGAGAGAACCGCAAGCAATGAGCGCTAGATAAAAAATCGGCGGGTTCGAGCTACCACCCTCGAACCCGCCGCATTTGATCCACCCCGGTGGCCTGTGGAGCAGGCCCGTGATGAACCTAGAACAATTCCTCGACCGCCTTGTTGCACCGGGAAACTTCCTGGTCGTCGCCACAAAAGTGCCCAGTGGCATCGCCCATAGATTTATCCCGCGCAGTGACGTAGCCGGTGCGAGTAACTTCATTAAGCACGTTTCGAGTAAAAATCAAGAGGTTTGGATAGCCTTAGCCAGCTACGTAACGAAGCGTAACCGGACTCAAGACAATGTCGAAGGTCTTAAGGTATTCTGGATGGATGCCGACATCCAGCGTATTGGCGATGGCAAAGATCCCTCAAAAGTATTCGCTGATCGTCGCGAAGTTTTAACCTGGGTAAAACATTTCTGTAATACGACTGGCATTCCCCGGCCCAATTTATGGGTCTGCAGCGGCTATGGACTGCACCTTTATTGGACATTCGAGAACGCGCTGACCAAGGATGATTGGCAGCCTTATGCCGACGCGTTGAAGACTGCGCTCATACAGGACAGAGCGAAGGGCGACACCAGCATCGTCGCCGACAGTGCACGCATCCTGCGCCCGATCGAGAGTTTTAACTTCAAGGACCCGGCCAATCCTGCGCCGACCTATGAGTTTTATCCCGACCGGCTGACACAGCCCGACTATCCGAACGGCAAGCTGCTCGGTGCGTTGGCGGCGTTGCCTCACTACGGTAGTGGGGTTACCCGCCTTCCGCTTCCCAACCGCGCCTCACCCGGGCAGACACCGATGACCGCCGCCGCGAAGGCCGGCCTCGCGAAGCGCCCGTATAGTTTTGAGATCGTCGCATCTAAGTGCGCGCAGGTACGGAAGTCGTTGGACGAAGGCGGCGCTCACGACGGGCGACAGATCTGGTGGAGGATGGTAGGGCTCGCATGGTTCTGCCAGGACGGACGGGAGTTCGCGCACCGGGTCGGTAACCAGCACAAGGACTATACCCAGGCCGGCACCGACAAGGAGTTTGACCGGCTTAGTGGTGAGCATGCTGCGAAAAAATTTGGTGCGCCAACCTGCAAGGCGTTCGATGCAGAGCGGCCCGGCATCTGCCCTGGCTGCGAGTATTACAATACGATCGACTCCCCGTATACGCTGGGGGTTGTCGAGAATACGACACCGGACGCTATACCCAGAGGATGGCAGCGTCATAATGGACACATCGAGCGTAAAAACAAAGATGGCAACTGGGTCACGCTCATACAGGGCGATGTCAGGAACGCCTTTCTCGAACGCATTAAGGACCATTACCGCATCACCTTTGACTATCTTAGTAATCAGGGGAGCAAGACCATTCAGGTTGAGGCTCCCGATATCGAGCAGCGCACAGCCAAGCTATTATTCACGCTGCGCGGTGTGCCGCTCACCGTCGATAACTCACCGCATTTCGTGAGGCTGATCATGGCCTGGATAGACCTGCTGCGCAGTACGACGGCGACGATCCCCTATGCCGAGCCGATCCATCCCTTTGGCTGGGTTAACGATGCCGGTGGTGCGCCGCAAGGTCTCGCGGTCGGCGGCACTTATTACAAGACCGATGGCAGCGAAGAGGCTATCAGTGGCGGCGATGTGGGGATCACCGAGCGTTACCAGCCCACCGGCGTCCTGGCAAAATGGAAAGAGGCAGCGGAACTGGTGATCGGCGTCGCGCCGGAATTTCAAGTGGCGTTCTCGGTGGCGTTTGGCGCGCCGCTGATGGAGTTCTCCGGCGAGATGTGCCTGTGCCTGTCGTTTGTCGGCCAGTCCGGCCGTGGCAAGACGTCGGCTTTCCGGGCTGGCGCGTCGGTGTGGGGCGACCCGCGCAAGACGATGGGGCAACTCGACGACACCGAGAATTATATCTCCAAGCAAATAGGCAGCGTGCGCTCGTTCCCGGTCTACTGGGACGAGGTAAAGATCAACGACCGGCACAAGGCCCAGGATCTAAAGACCCTACTGCACAAGCTCACGCAAGGCCGGGATCGCGGCCGGCTGCAGCCGGACATCCAGGTGCGAGCGATGGGCGACTGGAAGACACTGTTTCCGTTTGCGTCCAACGACAGCCTGATCTCTGCCCTCTCTAATACCCCGGGAGATAACAGCGCTACGTTGTTACGTCTCCTGGAGATCCCCGTCGATAGCGCGCCGCGCATCGTGCCCGACGTCGCCAAGGCGATGACCGTGTCGCAACTGGACAACCACTACGGCCACGCCGGGCGGGTTTTTATCAAGTGGCTGGTTGCCAACACCACGCTGGCGGCAAAGATAGTCGAGCGCTGCAAAGTCGATTTAATCAAGATTACCCGGGCGACAAACGAGGAGCGGTTCTATATCGCCGGCGGCGCGGCTATCCTGGCCGGCGCCGGCATCGCGCGCAAACTAAAGCTCGTAGATAATTTAGACATCGCGGCGATGCAGCGGGTCATCGTCGCGGCGATCCGGCGCGCCAAGGATCTGCGCACCGAGCACGCGCCGACCGACCCGCGCGAGATCGCCGCGCAATGGCTGGAGAGGTTCTGCGATATTTATACGGGCGAGCGCATCGTGACCCGCTCGATCCCGACCAGCGGTGCGGCCAGCCTTGCCGCCGGGCAGGCGAAGTTTACAGTCTACCCGCCACTGTCAAATCGCCCATTGGCATTTCAAATAGGTGCCGACGACAAGATCATGCGGATCAACAAAAATCTCTGGCGCGATTGGATATTATCCAAGGGCGGGTCACCCGACCGGCTGGAGGAGACCATGGAGAAATCCGGCTGGATGCTGCACAGGCTAGCTCGCGGGCGCGGCAAGCTAGGTGCTAACACGCTGTTCCAGTCGCAGCAAATTCCCGTGATAGAGTTAAACCTGCAGCACCCCGACCTGATGGGGTTTGCCCAGGATGGGGTTACGGCAACCAGTAACGTTATACAGATGCGACCTTAGTACAACCTGGGGATAAACCTGTGAATGCCGGGGATAGAGTTCACGCCGATGGCACCGCGTGCCCGCATCGACTTTAAAAAGTTGTTCGGGTTTGTCTCGTATTCTAACAACATGCGGGAGATCGTGCTGCAGTAGGCACGCTCTTCCTCGTCCGTTGTCGGGACTACAGGAAAACCCTTAAGGGTGTTGGCTGGCGGGTACATTACCTGAGTTTAGATAACGTCTGGGCAAACCGCGCCCGCTGACCAACCTTGCCGCCTTTGGCGGCAGCCGCCCTTAGTTTGGATTTCGGGATCGGCTCGCCCTGCGGCACGCCGAGATCCTTGTGCAGTTGCCCGGGTTTCTTGATTGCCTTCTGGATGAAATTTTTTGCCATTACTTTTTCCCCTTTCTCGACTTGCCGGCTGTAGACATTGCGATAGCTATGGCTTGTTTCTGCGGACGCCCGGCAGCCATCTCGGTTTTTATATTTTCCGATATGGTTTTTCTGGAGGAGCCTTTCTTTAAGGGCATAGCTCACCTCTCATTAAGCAACCGCCGAACCTCGGCGCAGGTCTCGATCACCGCAAAAAACTTATGGTCGGACAGATGCACCAGACAGCGCGCATCAGGATGGGATGTTCTGCCGGGATCGCTGCCATGGCGTGGCTGGACCAAAGTCGTAATCTCTGCCGGGTTCACATAAACCTCACCCCCATCGAGCCGGTGCAGCATAATAAGCTGCAACGCCGCAAGGAGTTCGATCATCTAATCGCGGCACCAAACACCGCCCACCCGAGAATAAAAAACAGGACAAAAGGCAGCGGCCAGATAGCGTAGGCCGGCGCTGGCACACTGGGCCACCAATGCCACCAGAACAGGAATATCACCCACAGCAACATCAGTATCCAGAACACCAGCGCGAGTGTCATCACCACCCTCCTAAAATCGCATCGAATCTTCCATGAAGCGGCGCTGTTTCGGGCTGACCTTCAGACCATAATCCTCTGGCTTGCGAAGCTGATCGCGCTGTTGTTTCTGTGCCTTGTATAACTCTGAGTAATTTATTCTCTCGCCCTCGTGCTGGTTGTCGGCGTTGAATTGATCGACTGCCGTCCTGTCGCCCGAGCGCAACCACGCATCGATCGCGTGTTGTCGGTCTTCTTGGAGGTAGTTGCGGGCCTGTATGCCGGCATTACGTCTGTCGTAGAAGTACGCGTTGGGGTTAAGCCCGATCGCGGTGCCGACCGTACCGGCGACGGTTGTCTCGCCCGGCTCCCGGATCACCGCGCCGCGACTGTCGGTGAGACCGGTCGCGCGCTCGTTGTAGGCACGGAAGATGTCACGCGTAACGCGCGGCTGCAGTTGATCCACGGCCTTGGCGTAATTGCCGTTGATCAGATTGTGCAAACCGGCCTGAACCTGGGTTGCCGCCGCCATTGCTGGACCGCCAACGGCATTACCAACCATCATGCCAAAGCCTTTAGCATCAAAGCTCTCCGGCCCTTTGATACCGCCCATGTTTGACAACCCGATATTTGTGTGCACGTCGAACCCGGCGAGACCTGCCGCGCCGCGCGACAGGAACAAACTCATTGGCTCGCCCCAGCGCTCAGCCATCCACCGCCGCACCTCAGGCTCGCGGTCGCGCGGCTTATCGCGCCCTTCGATCCAGTCGAGCAGCCCGAACATGCCCGACACGCCGACGCCGAATACGTTACCGGTGACACCGCCGACCAGCGCGCTGTTCATCGCAATCAGCCCGGTGATCGCCTTGACCGCCTCGCGGCCTTCCGGGGTTTTAAAACTCATCTCTTTGGCGATGGCAGCCATCGTCGAGTAAAGCTGCATCGCGGTGACCTTGTACTGCATGATCGGCCCGGTCCAGCCTCCGAACGGACCTTGCTGCGTCGCCATGCGCGGGATGTTCCACGGCGCGACGCTGGGCGCGATGCGCCCCATCATCTCCCGTGCGTGGTCCAACGACTCCGAGACGTTACCCTTGGTGTCGCGCATCGCCATATCGAACGCCGCCTTGGCAGCGGCAGACCGGTTCATGACATCGACGGTGTGCTCGGCGACGGTAAACAGATCCATCATGTTATTGGCGAGGCGGCGTGCAACGCCGCCGGCTCCACCACCGGTCGTGTCGAACCCGCCGGGCTGTGCGAGGCGGCGCATCTCCAGCGTGATCGAGTGCGTGAAGGCGCCTTCGCGGTCCATCATGTCGACCAATGCCTGGGCATGCGCCGGGTCGCCCATCGATGCCTGTAGGCGTTTTAACATGACGCCGCGCATGTCCCAGTTCGACGTCTTCATGTCGCTGTGCATGACCGTCGCCATGTTGTGCAGACCCTGGCGCCACGCGGTCGGTGCGACATCCAACAGCGACTTGGTCAGCATCACAGCGGTGCGGCCATAGCCAAACCGCGCTCCGAGATAAGCCATCGCGCGGATGTTGGTCTCGACCGCTTGCAATACCGGGTGCGCCACGCGCATCAACTGCATGGTAAAAGCCAGCCGGCTGACGCCGCGCCCCAGCTTGGCTGCGAGCGACATCGACCGGTCGCCATCTATGGGTGTCGCCCGCTGCGTCATCTCGTGCAGCGCGTCGTTGCCCCGCTCGTACTCGGCCTGACGCGTCAGACCCTGGTTACGCAGCGACGTAACCTCGCGGCGCATCGCCGACAACGCGGTCGTTTCCTCGCCGCCATGCAGCAGATGCCCGACACGCGAGGCGGAGCTAAGCGTGTCCATGTAGAGGACTTTGGCGGCGTCGGTCGTCGCGCCCTTGATGCCTTGGCGGCGCGCGCGGGTGCGCGCCTGCTGCGAACTGGTGGCGTTGCGCAGGCGCAGCCCTACCATTTCATCCCTGACCGCCTTGATCTGGTCGGTATCGAGGCGGTAGCGCTGCATCTGGTTGATGGCTTTGTCGGAGACCCCGCTGTCCTTTAAGTCCTGCACCTCCTGGGGTGATAGCTTGGTGCGGGACTGCAGGGCTTTATCGAGGTTCTCGATGGTCCCTTCGGGCAAAGCATTCCTGGCGTTATAGGCTTCCTTGCGCGCAACGCCGTGCACGTCGCTCGCCCCTTCGTCTTCGAGTTGCCGGGCACGCGCCATGGCTTCGCCGCGCCGCTCGAACATCTCGACGCCGTAGCTCTCCGGGTGCTCCTTGTCGCCCCAGCTTACGATGTAGTCGCCGTAGCGGCGCTGCGGGAAGTAATCCCCCTCGATCCACCCGTTGCGCCATTCCTTGGCGAGCGCCTGGGCAAACGCCCTGCTGTTCTGCCAGCGCTCACCGACCGCATCGGCGATCGGGCTGGCGTCGGGGTTGCTGATAAAGTCTTCCAGCGCGCGGCGGCTCTTGAACGTATTTTCTAAAATGCCGCGCTCGGCTGGGGTCCAGTCGGCGAATGTCCGGTCGGCGATGGATTTAAAGACCGCCTGCTTCTCCTCGACATCCATCGCGCGATGCATGTCTTGCAGTTCTTTGTATAACCCACGCTCGGGCGCCGGCAGGTTGTCGTAAGTTTTCTGTAAGTTCTCAGCGACCTTTAGCTGCTCAGAATTAAGATGCGCGTTGTCGGCCAGAAAATCTTTACCGCCTAGTCTAGCTGCGACACCATAGGTCGCGCCGCGCTTGGTCGGCAGCACGCCGACATCGACGATAAGCTGTCTGAAATCGTCACTCGCTTGCTGGATGCGGTGGCCCATGTCTTGGACCTTGTCGCCCCAGCGGCGCATGAACTCCTCGGTCTCGTGAAACGCGTTCTTCTGCGCCTCGTGCACCTTCTCGATGCTCGGCGTGACGTCCTTGTTTGCCTCGACCAGATCCTTGGTGGACCGGAACGGGCTGACCGTGCGGCGGACGGCGCTGCTGACGCCGCCCTTGCGGTCGGCGACGTATTGCACGGCCTTGCCGACACCGCGCTCCACCGCCGCCGGCGACCCCATAAACCCCGTCCGCATCGCCTCGCCCATCGGGCGCGCAGCTTCGCGTGTCGGTTCGTCGGGCAGTGCGTCGGTTGGAATGTCGTGAGACATATCCGGCGCTGCGCGGTCCTCGAACAGCGCAGGCTTGTCGATCGATGCTGTCCTCCGATTGAAATATCGGTTTGTCCCAAAAAATTCACGCGCCTCGCGGTCGAGCGCGCCACCGGCCTCGGTTATATCGGTCAGCGGGCGCAGCATCGCTTCGAGCGTGCTCTTGCCGTCGCGCCCTAAATGGAACACTTGCCGCATGATCTCGACAAACGAGTGCCACAAGGACGGCTGCGGCGTGTCGTAACCCAGACGCGTCATCTCCTGACGAAATGCTAGGCTAGGTTCTTTACGAGCTAAAATTGCCTGAAACCTTGACTTCGTCATGACCAATGTCGGGATCTCATGACCCTGGCTGGCTGCGGCGTAGTCGAGGAGAAACCTATCGTCGTCAGTCAGCGTTGCGTCGCTGTTCTTAATTTTTGAAAGTTCTTTTTGCATCGCCCGTATGGCGTCGTAATGCCGCTGTTCTTCGGGCTCTAAAGGCTCGCCATATTCGACCTTCTCGAACAGGGTTCGGAAATAACGCCGCGTCGTTGCGTGCAACGCTTCGTGGACAAGGGTCTCGACGGGTCGTGGAGCTTTCTCGTTTATGCCGATGATATCGTGATGTGACTCAAATGCACCCAAAGAACCACTATCGATAGCCTCTTGCCACGCGTTTCTAAAACCTTCGTTGTGAGCTAGATTCCGCATCAGCCGGTAGCTTCCGACCGGCACGTCGGCAGAACCGAGAAGCCGCTGTATTTGTTTGGACAACTCGACAAGATGCGGCGCCAGCGCCTGCGCCGGCCTATTATCGATGACGTCTTCTTGCAGGACTTTGTGCAGCGAGACGGTTCTGCCGGCTTTGTTGGACGCGTTCAACCGCTCGCGTATCGGCCGGCTAAGAGCGCGGTCTGCCAAGTTGCTGGCAACCTTAGTCCGTGCGTCTATCGCCTTAGAAGACTGCGCCGGCCTATCCTCGCTGAGATCCGGGTTGTCGCGCAGCGCCTGGAATCTTGCCATCGACTCTTCGTCGGTGGGTAGTTTGATCTCCTTGGCTTGTTCTCGCGCGCGTGCCCGAGGCTCGGCCTTAGGGGCTATCGTGCTGTCGATATGCGCCTTGGCCTGCGCCTGGATCTCGCCCAACCGGTCGAGCGCGTTGACTTGTTTCATCTCACCGGCAAGCTCGGTGATCTTACCCTCGATGCGGGTAAGCTTGTCCGAGGAGGTTTTACCTTCGGACTTAAGTCTTGCTTGCTCAGTGTTGTACTGCTCGCGCAGTCTATCAGCCTGCGCCGCACCCTTGTCGCCGGCTTCCTTAACCGCCTCGATGTGACGGCCCATAAAGTCGGCGAAATTATTGGCGACGCTCGGACGCCCCCGCCCGCCCACCCGTCTGCCGTACAGGTCGGCGGCTGTCTCAACGTCGTGGTGATTATTTAAGATATCCTGGACCAGCGCCTTGCCGATCGTTGTCTTGTTGGTCGTCGTCGAGGCAAGGCGCATCGCTTGGCCTTGCTGCTCGCGCGGGATATTCAATTCATCGCCCAGCGTGCGCCCGCCTGCGACACCTTCTCGGGCGGCGCCGCGCCGCAGCGGTTGTTGGGTAACCTGTTCGGCAACCGGCTCGGTGCTGACCGGACGTTCCTGCGCCGCGCGCAGTTGCTCGGCTCGGGCTGCCACCGCCTGCTCGACCGCGCCACGTTTTTGTAACGTTAGCGTAGTAGTTGGTTTAGGTTGAGTTGGTTTAGGTTGATTCACAGGTTCTGCCTTTGGTTCCAAAGGCTTAGCCTGCTCGCTCGCAGCCCGTCGTTTGACCTTCTCGACCGTGAAACTTGGCTTCTCGCCAACACCCTCGGCTTTAGCCTGGGCCAGCGCTTCTCCTACTGTCTTAGGAGGAGCTACCTCACGACCGGTAGTGGGAATAATAGGGGCGGTTTTTTCAGTAATATCGGACGGTGTTTCGGCCCGCGCCGCCAATGGCTTAGCAATCTCGCTCGCAGCCGGTGGTTTAATTCCAGAGGGTATTTCAGGGGGTATTTCGGGGGGTGCTGTCGTCCCCGTTGTGGGTGGTGGTTCTTCCGGATAAACCGCGCCGCCGCGCACCCGCGCATCGGCGGTCGCCGCCTCGATCGTCGGACCTTTGCCGATGACATCGCCGTCGATGTTCTTGGCGACGACCTGCCCCTTATTCACATCATCCGGTTCGGTGCGTATCTCAGAAGATGGTGCCGCTCGCTCGACTGTCGGTCGTGCTGGCGCTGTCGGCTCTGTCGTGGGCGCTGGCCGTAGTTCTGGTGGTGGCGCTGGTGGTTCTAGCGCGGGAGGCTCTGCGCGCGCTGGTGTTAGCGTCGGTGTGGTAGGTCGTTCCTGTGGTGGCCCAGCCGCTGCTCCGCCTTCAGGCGGCTGGGCCATTGATCTTTCGAGTTCCTGTATGCGCTCTTCTGAATAGCCGCGTCTCGCCAACTCCGTGCGTTGCTGCGGGGCAAACCTAGCAGTCGGCGCTAAAGCGGCTGCGACTTCCGGCGCGACACCCTCGCCCGGTGCGCCTTCCGCGCCGCCCTCGCCAGCCGGCGGTGGCGCGCCTAGCGTGCCCTCGACGGTATCTCTGGCTACATCTCTGGTTACGGCTTTAACGCGTGCGGCGATGCCGCCCGGCTCACCTTCCGGTGCTGCGCCGGGTGCGCCCGGTGGTGCGCCTGGAGGTGCGCCGGGTGGAGCGCCTCCTGGCTCTGGAGGAAGCCCGCCCAGCGGGGTTTCGCTAGGAGGCGGTAACGCTGGCCTCGGCGGCGGCAAGGCCAACCGGATGGCCGCAGCCTCGGCGGCTGGCACTCCTGGTGTCGCCGCCGGTGGTGGTGTTGCCCTAGCCGCCGGTGCCGGCCGCGCACCGCCGCCGGTCAATCCGACGATCCCAACCAGACCCGTGTTGTTTACTAAACTTGCAACCCGCTGCCCGGCGGTCGGCTGCTCGTAGGGTTTACCGCCGGCTGTGTCGATAACCGGGCCGAGTTCGGTCTGTGCCGCACCCAAGGCTTCGAGACCGGCCGCTTTACCGAGCAGCCCCGGCGCAGCGAGGGTCGGCGCGGCGGCAGCCTCCCCTGCTTTACCCGCGACATTGTCGACGACGCTCTTGACCCAGCCACCTAACATCTCCTGACCGGGTCTGGTCATGATCAGCGCCGTCTGCGCCCCCCCAACGGCAGCACCGACGATGACGCCCATCGCTGTCGCTGCCGGGTCGCCGCCGGATTTGACGTTGGCGTCGATCCCGCCCAGCGTACCCAGCAAGGCTGCCGCTCTTGGGATCGTGGCAAACCCGCCCGTCGCGGCGCCGGCCAGGATGGTCGGCACGATCTCCAATGCCGCGCTGGCGGACTGGCTGAGGACCGCCGACACCGAATGGTATTTGTGCCATGCCTCGACGGGGTCGTTGGTATCCGGCGCCCAGTCCTTGGTGAATTGCTCCCAACCTTTAAGCTGAGATTCCAACGCGTCTTTGATGGCTGGCGAATCGATATCAAACTGTCTGGCGATAAAGTCGGCGCCGCGTGTCGCGACGATGCCGATCTTGCGCGCTTCGCCGACGGAGCCGCGAACCAGGGCTTTTCCCGATTCCGCTAAAAAACCCGGCGGCGGCGCTTCCGGTACATTCGCTTCTGCCGGGCTGGCGTTAAAGGCTTCACCGCCAATGGTGCCCCACGGCGTCTTCATGCCGACAACGGATTTCTCGGGCTTCTCGGGTTTTGTCGGTTCGGCGGCTGTCGTCGACGGTTCAAGGTCGCCGGCGCCGGGCGGCAAGGGCGCCGGCGCGCTGCTGGTGCCATAGACATCCGGGGCGTAGCCGATCGCCGGTGGGACTTCGGTGTCGGTCGGGCTGCCGGTAGGCGCCGGTGTTGCCAGAGGTGACGGTGTTACGACGGCGCCGCCGGCCGGCGCCGGTTCGGGCGACGGCCTGACAGATAGTTGCTCGGTGTCCAGGGCCGGGTCTTGTTCCCCGGTGTCCAAGTAAGGGTCGGTGGGATCGTAAGGGGCGGCCATGTCAGCGTGCCTGCAGTTGGTCGCGCGTGACGCGCCGTGGCATGCCGATGGCTGGTGGGTTGAACACGACCGGCGCCTGCGGCTGAACCACCGGGCGCTGCGGCATCTGGATGTTGGGAACCTGACGCGGGCCGGTCGGCGGCGGGTTCGCCGCTAAAGCCCTCTCGACCTCTGGGATAGCGGTGCCACGCAGCGACTGCGGTGACAGATAAGCGCGCGGATGACCACTTGGGTCGAGCACGGTAAAGCCTGTCGTCCTGCCCTGAGCATCAACCAAGGGCGCCAGCTTCATCGTCGTAACAGGATTACCCGGTGTCGACTCCTTGGTCTGGGACACGAGACCCTTAGTCAATGTCTTGGCCTGATCCACCGTTTGCTCGGTGTTGTTCATGCGCAGTGCTTTATAGATCTGCTTGGAGCGGTCTAGCTGCTCCTGGTCCCAGGTAGATCCATTCTCGTTGGTGAGCGGGTTCTTCGAGCTAGGATCGAAAATACCCTGCTCCAGTATTTCTTTGTCGGCAGCCGCAGCGGCGCGCGCCTGGGTCTCTTGCTGCGCCCCCAGCCGGGCATTTGTTGTCTCGATGTTTGCCTGTACCCGCTGCGCTGCGTCATAGAGCGAGATTTGATGCTGCTCTGCGGCACGCCGATTGGCTTCGGTTTGCTGCACGCCGACCCGCTGCGCTTCGGCTTGCACCGTCTGATTGGCGTGAGCCGTCTCGAACTCCAGCTTCTGCCGCGCCTGGGCTTCCAGCATCTGGTTGTGGACGATCTCTTCGTTGGTCTTTTTCTCCTTGTCGACCATTTCGGCCCACTTCACCGGATCGGCGACGATCCGCATATTGTCCATCAGGTTTTGCTGAGTGACTTGAAACGGCCCGCCCATCGGCTGATGGGTCACTTCGCTGTAGCGCTGCCCATATACTTTGTCGTCCGAGACACCGAACTTGATAAAGGCGCCGTCCTCGACAAAGGCATGGCTGCGCGCCAGGAAGTAGGTCGCGGCGCTCCAGTCCTTGGCGCCCATCGCGCCATAAGCACGCTTCAAATCGTCAAAGCTTCCGGCGTGCTGCTCGCGCGTCAGCAACTCGATGGCGGCGCCGGCTGCCCCCCAGTTGTCGGTCAACGCCGCCTTGCGGTAGATCGCCAGCCTAAGCGCGGCAAAGCCGTTGCTGGGTGTCGTGTTCGACGGCGCGGCGTCATAGGTGACGTAGCTCAGAAGCCCGACCGGGCCACCGGCTTTGGTCGCCGCCATGGCGGCGTCCGGGTCGGCGGTGCCGGGCTTGCTGTTATTATCCAGCGAGTTCGTTGGGCCGGCTGGCGCCGGCGCTGGCGCGCCGGGAACGACCGATGTACCAGGACCGGGCACGCCACCCGGTGGCGGCGGCACGGCTTCTGCCGGTGTCCCCGCTGCCGCGCGCGGCGCTGGGGGCGTGCCGGGCGGTGGTGTCGGCGGCGGCGCGGTTGGCGCTGTCGCTTCGGCTGGCGTCCGTGCCTGCGGTGTCGTCTCACTACCGGTAGTGACCGGTTTTGCTGGCGGAATGACCGTTGGCGGAACGACAAGACCTTCTTGTATATTTCGCGCGCCTTCAGCCGCAGCCTGTGCTGCCTGCGCCCCCGGCAAACCTTCGGGCTGCACCGTGATAGCTGGCAGCGCATTACCGATAGCTCGACCGATGGCTCGACCAAGCGAGCCATACTCAGGCGCCGGTGTGCCGGTTGGTTGGAGCCCGCCCGGAGGCTCAGGCTCGCCGGTCTCAGGATTGACGACTGTACCGGGTGGGTAAGCGCGCGCCCGGCCTTGCCCTTGCAGAACCGGCGGTGGTCCCGGTAAAGGCGGTGGCACTGCCGGCGCAGCTTGCGGCGGCACGACAGTCGGCGGCACGACCAGTTCGCGAGCGCCGCCGGGGCCACTGACAGGACCGCGAACCCCGCCTAGATCCGGCGGCGGTGGCGGCGACACGGTGTACGGCACCGTCGGTGGAACAACAACGTCACGCGCACCGCCGGGGCCGCTGACAGGACCACGAACACCGCCCTGATCCACTGGCGGTGGCGGCGACACGGTGTACGGCACCGTCGGCGGTACAGTCAGTTCACGCGCATCGGCGCGGGCGCCGATAATGCCGCCGCCTTCCTGCGGTGTTCCGGTAACCGTCGGCAGACCGGCGCTTGTCACCGCGCCTTCGGGCGGCGGCTCCTCTTCTTCCGGCTTGCGCCCCATAAACGCATCGATGAATTTCCACACCCCCGGCGCGTTGGCGAGGGCGATCTCGTGCGACGCGTCGGGCCGCTGCAGCATGCGCTTGACCACATCGGGTCCGGCATAAAATGCCGCGACGGCATTTTTAGAACCGCGCCCGAACTCGTCTTCCGCCTCCTTCCACTTGAGCGCCCCCATGTAGAGGTTCTGAATGGGGTTATTAATATCTAACGTTTGTTTAGGGTCGATGCGCTTCTGCTCGTCGGGGCTGATCGCAAAGTAACCAACCCGACCGTCCTCGTCTTTGTAGCTAGGGTCGGTATCGCTAGATAATTTTATAAGCTGCGCCAAATCGATCGGCGACACGCCGACATCGGTACCAACTTTATTCAGCGCGTCGTACAATGCCGGGTCGTTGCTGCGTAAATCCTTATAGGTTTCCGCCGGCACCGGGATGCGGGGTTGCTTTATCGGGAACGGCGCCTGCTCGCCGATCGCCGAGCGCGAACCGGGTGTGCCACGAAACACCACCGGCGGCGCCGGCGCTGGCTCGCCGGGAGGTTTCTCCTCGGGAGCCTGCATCTCCCGCGTCATCGGTGTCGTCGGCGGCATCGCCGCAGGCGATGGCTGATCGCCAACTTCATCGGGTTTTACCGAGCCGGTCAGCGACGTCGCACCGATAGCCGGTTGAGGTTGAGCCGGTATCTGCGACGGGGTCAGGACCGGCGCCTCAGTAGTTGGCTCTGGCGTCGCTGGCGTCGCTGGCGCGCTGGGGCCGCTTACGGCTGTATCTTCAGTATCGTCGTATGGGGGCATCTGGAACTCCGGATACCCGGTATTCGGGTTGATGTTCTGGCTTGGCGATCCTGCAGTATAAGCTGAAACGTCTTGATTCTGTTGTTGAAACGCGCTGCCGATAGCGCCCATGACTTCGGGAGTCTGAGCTTGTCGAGGCACGACGACATCGCCCGGAGTCAGATGTCCGGTGATCGTGTCGGAGCCGCGCCCCTCCTGGTCCGCAGAAGCTTTATACTGCTGAAATTGCTGCATGCCGTACGGAGCGCGGTCTTCGTACTCGTTATGAAATCTATCTCCGGGACCGCCTGGGCGATACACCGTGGGCGTCTCAGCCATGCCCGGCGTTAGCTCAGGATGCTCGGGGTTCTGATAATACCGACCGTAGTCAAGCGGGTTGATCCCGCTATAAGTTCCAGGTTGGACGCCGCCACGTACTGCTAATGCGCGCCGATTAAAGTCCCCAGCACTATCATATCGCTCGACGGTATCTGGCGGTCCTGGCACACGCGATGATCCAGAGTATCGATAGTTAGTAAAATCACTCTGCGCAGCATCCGGTAAATCCTGTTTTTGTCTTATATAGTCGGCAACGTCTCGGGTCGCGATCGGGTGTACCGCCGCCTCGTAAGAATAATCAGCTTCTTTGGGAGAATGATAAGCCGGCCAAGAACCCCAGCCTTCTTTAGCAGCCCGTCTAGTCGCCTGCTCTACCGGTAAAATCTTACCGTCCCATACTGTTGGAATATTATAATACGCAGGAGCGCCGCCAATATTTGGCCCCTTAACAACTGCCTGATAAAGTGTCGATATGCTACCGTCTGAATGCTCGACCTTGCCGTTGCCGTACAGGTTTGCCCTATGATGGTTGTAAAGATTAAGCTCCTGCGGCGACAAATCCTCTAGCTCACGGTTCTGGCTCGCCGCAGGGCGATAAGACTGCCAAAGCCGGTCAGTTTCCGCCGGTATCGGTGTCAGATCCTGTTGGCTATTGTCGCTCATGACTTATCCCGTCGGATAAATGCCGGGATAAAGACCGCTGGCAACCTGCATCGGCACCAGCAGCGTGCGCGGCCCGATCGCGCCGGGCTGTGACTGCACGTAATTCGTCTGACCAGCTTGGCTGAGCGGCACACCTTGCGCGTTGACCAGCACGTTACCCTGAGGGCCGCCCCAATAAATCGGCGACTGTCCTGGCGCAGCAATGTTTGCCGACGCCAGCGCCGGCGCACCGGCTTGTCCTTGCGGCGCTTGCGGAGCGCCACCATAAGCGGGACGCAATGCCGGCCCTTGATGCGGCGCTGTCACCGAGGGCTGCGCCGCCGCCGCAGCTTGCGCCATAATAGGTGGCGGCGCGGCAGGCACAGCACCGATCGCGCCCGGCGGCGCCATAGGTCCGCCCGGGGATAAACTAAACGGCACTAGCGCTGCAGTCTTGGTGACGTTAGGCGTCAGGGCCGAGAACTCATCCGGTGGTGGTGGTGGGGCCGTAGTCCCTTCCTGCCCGCCACCGGTTAACGGTGCCGGCGCTGGCGCCTGCTCGGGTAGCGGCACGGGTTTTGCTGCAGGCTCCGGCGTTGGCACTGCTGCTACTGGTGGTGGTGGCGGCGGCGGTATCGCTGCCGGTGCCGGTGTCCTTGCAACGTTAGCGCTGGCAGGCGGTAGTAAGTTTAACTGCTGCCGGGTGATGTTTGCCTGTTCTTTTATCCGACTGTTAAAATTCTCCCACGGACGCAGACCTTCTGCCCCGTAAGCCGCGTCGAACACCTTGCGCTGCGACTCCGGTGAGAAATCATCGACACCGGCGATCTCGGCATATTTTTTATAAGTGTCTGGTTGAAATTGAAAATCACCAGCGGCGTGGCTGACAAAGGTCTTACCGTCGGGTCCGGTAAAGGTCTTACCCTCCCAATCCGGAAACCCGTGATACCCCGGTTTTGCCGGGTAACCCGACAAGTCTTTACCACCGACACCCGTGTTAGGATTACCACCAGGATTTTCCAGCGGTGAGATAACACCCGCTGCGATGTCGCTCGTCCAAGGCTGGTTCCAGTTTAACCCCGGGGTGCCACCCGGCTCGCCTTTTGTGCTGACCCCCGACATCGATTGATTAAGCGTCTGGGTTTGTTTCGCTGCATCCTGCTCCTTCATTTGCTGAGTTATTCTATCTTGTACATCGTATGAAGCTTGATGCGACTTGATCGAGAACTCCAGGTCTTCGGCTTTCTGCAGAAAATTCTGCATAAAGGTGGCGCCGTTTTGGAGCCCGGTGATAAAAGCCAACCCTGGCGAATACGGCTCAACCATGGCTGTCTCCTACGGCGATCTCATAGTCGACGTATTTATAACCTTGCGGGTCAGTCACGACGGCGTTGGGGTGCAGCTTCTCGACCTCGTCGGCCATCAGTCCGATCTGGAACGCCGGGCTGCCGACATAACGGTAGACGTAGACCGGCAGCCCATTGTCGAGCGTGCCGACCCGCTCGATGTCGGTCTTAAACCGCCTGTCGGACGGCATCCCAAATCTCCCGAGAGCCATGCCGGCGACGTTGCCGAGGATCTGGAACGGTGCGATCGCATTGGCGGATTGCTGCCGGTAGACATCCATCTGGTTGGAGAAACCAGCATTCAAAACGTTACCGGCACCGATGATTGCCTGCCCGGCATTCCCCAAGGCCTGATTTCCCTGACCGTATAAGTTAACCCCCTGCGAGCCGTAGGCCCCAGCCAACTGCGTGTAGGGGTTGCTCAAGCTTGCATAGGAAGTCGGTGAGCCGGTCGCCGCCGTCGTCGCATACATATTCTGGTTTGCCGCACCGATACCGCCACCGCCGATCGCCGCGCCGCCGAGACCCGAGGCGGTTTGTTGCAGGCTTAAACCGGCTTGGCCGATGGCTTGCGCCGGCAAGCGCTGCCCGACTTCGAGCCCCGCCAACTCATATTGCCTGCCCTGCTCTTCGGTTTGGGTGCGCGCCATCGTCCCGGCAGCGGCGCCGGCGGCAGCCTGGGCGATGTTCGAGGCTTGCAAGGTTCGCGCGAATGCGCCCTGCGTCGGATCGAGTCCATAGCCTTGCATCGTGCGTAACGCGTTGTCGCGCGCTGCGCCAAAAGCGGTCGACACATCGGCCCGCGCCGCCCCTGCCCGCTCATCCATGCGGGCCGGTGTCGCGTAGCCAAAAGCCTCGTTGACAAACTGGGTTTCCCTCGGCGCAAAATTAGTGGCGTAGCGGTTATAAGTCTCTGTCGCTTGCCGCCGGCTCTCGGCAGCCGCTGAGGTCTGCTCCTGTAAATTACTCAGCGACGCTGTCGTAAAGTCTTTTTGCTGGTTCAGGTAATCGGTAAGAAAAGGTCGTATGTCGTTGTATTGTTGTCGACCAAAGGCTAACTGGTCCTGCGCCGTCTGTGCGTATTTATCGGCGACATCGGCAGAGCGCCCGGCATAGACATTTTGCTGTGCTAGTTGCTCGCGCGCCGTCTCCTGCTGGATACGCGCAACCTCGGCATCCGAGGCGGCCGTCGCCTGCGCTGCCTGAACAGTCGGCCCGAGGTCGGGCGGTTGCGGCGGATCTGGTTTACCCATCAGGCGGCTTCCTTATGACCGACACGCCATTCCTTTGGTTGGTAATTCAACCAAGGGCAGGCATCCTTAACCATCGTCAAAACCATCATGTGCACGCCGAGTGCGTAAGCGTCTGTCAGGACTGTTTCCAGCGCCCACCCGGCTCGCAGCCACATCGCCATCTTGCGGTCGTCATCCGAGCGCAACGGCGCGAACAGCTTGATGCAATTAAGCTGGACAAACGCGTAGTAAAACACCACCCACAGGAGTTCCCGGTTGCACCAGTGCTTATCGTCGCCGGCGCAATGCACCGCCATGCTGGCGCCGAGATACTGGCACAGCACAAAGCCGCCCCGGATCGAGCCGTCACGACGGTCGTGACGGGTAAACGAGTGGTCATAGACCGGCATAAAGACCCCACCGGCGCGGTCCATGACCCACTGCCCCGCACCCGGTGCGTCGATGCGGATATCGGTCATTGCTTCAACTCGCGAACTTCAGCGGCGAGTTCTTGCACGGCGCGCCAAAGCACCGCGACAAGCTCGGGATAGGCGATGCCTTCGTGACCGTCCTTGCTCTTGTCGTAGCCACCAAAGTCTTTGCCAAATACCGATGCGACCTCGTCGGCGATAAACCCGGTGTGCAGTTTACGCTTGACGCGCTCACCCCCGGTTAAGGTGCCTTCCTCTTTCCAGTAAAAAGTCTGCGGCGACAACGCCAAGACGTTGTCGAGCGCACCCGCGCCGAGGGGCGCGATATCGCTCTTGAGGGCTCGCGCGGATACAGTGTTGAACCAGTAACTGGCGACTTGCGCCCACGCGATGCCGCTGAGACCGCTGCTACTCTCATTGTCCCAACGCGGCTCCATACCGGCAGCGCGGACACAACTATTACTCTGCATGTAGCCGCCATTGTTGTACCAAAGCGGCCCCCCCGTGCCACCGACATTGAATTGACCGGCGGTAGCAAGGTTTTGCGGCGTATACATAAACCCGCCATTGTTCTGCCAGTAAGGACCACCCCAACCGCCCGTGTACACAACTCCGTTTGCAACAACAGCGTTATTGGCGATGACGCTGGAAGCTACTGTAAAGCTGCCGCCCGTATCGAAGTAGCCATACCAAGGGCCGGTGTAATTGCCGCCGCCGTCCATATTGCCAAAATATAGCACTTGGTTACCGGCGAACATGCCCGCCGCCCAGCTAGCGCTTGTATTCCAGCAACAGAAACCTGCGTTATTCCCGGCATTGACTGAAATAAAGCGTCCATTACTCGATCTTGATATGCCATCCGCCGCGACCTCGCCAGTCGAATGGAGATACGTGCCCTGGATCGTGTTGCCGTATAAGTTATGGGCAAGATGTAGATCGCCACCACCATAGACGTTAAAGACGGTTGTGCTGCCGCTATCGTCATAGAGCGTAAAATACCCGCTATTGTCGCAACCTAGCCACCACTGCCGAACATTACTCACCGTATAATAGGCGATGGCGTAGCTGCCTTGCGGCGCAGTGAGGCGCAACGGACTTGGTGTCGAAATGGTGAGCACGCCGGTCAACGTGCCGCCGGTCAACGGCAAATACAGCGCGACCCTGGTATCGGTATAGGCTCGCGCCGCTGTATCCCCGGTATCGACATAGAGCTTGGTCGCAGCTTGCAGGTTGATCGTTGGCGCTCCAGAGAGCACCAATGGCCCGGTCATCGTCCCGCCCGATACCGGAACATAAGGCCCAGCTAAACTACTATTAACAACGTTGATCCACTTCGCGGCGTCCCATCTCCACGTACTGCCGTCGGGCGCGGCGTAGGTCTGGTTGACAGCCGGAGAGTTTGGAAAATTTAGCATTCAGAAATCCGCCGATAGAGTGAAAGAAACGGCAAAGGAACCTGTGCCGGTTGCGACAATATTTGCGTTGAGAGTAACCTGAGCAGCACTAGGGCCTACGACTTGACCGCTTATATTATTGGCTGAAGTAAAGTTCAGATTCCCGACAGTCGGGCTAGCTCGCATCTTAACCGGCAGGAGTGTCGTATAACCAATAGGCCAATTAGTAGCGCCGTAGGCCCAAAAGGTTATATTGTCAGAACCTAGATATGACTGATAAAACCGCTGGCAGCGTCGCAGATCTTCACCCGGATCGACTTTTTCTAAAGGCGAAGGTTGCGTCTGGCCGGGCTGAACGATCTCTAGCTGGATGCCCCAAAACAAAAACGTGCCGCTCTGAAAACCGATGCTTCCCGCGCGGCTCGCGCTATAGGTTGAACCGGCAGACATCCATAAATTAACTTCGGTAAGATCAGTGCCAGCAGTGGTTCCAAACGTTTTCCCCGCAACACTGGGCATCGTAAAAGTCACACTATACCGCGTCGGCGTCGTGCTGATCGTGATCGGTGTCATGCCAATCCCGTTCACATTAGCAGATGGTGAACCACCTGTACCAAATTGCTGTGCAAACTCGACGCAAACCTTAGGGGTACCGCTGGCGCACCACGCCCAGAACGACAAGGTCATCTGCTTGCCGGCAAAGCGGCGCACATTTTCCATAAACTGGCGCAGGATAATAAAATCCCCCGCGCCCGTGCCCGCCGTAATCCCAAATTGTATATTGTATTGTGCCGCCTCGTCATTAAACGCCGCAGCAGTGGCCGCAGTCATTGCGCCGATCTGTGCCGAACCCGAGCCACCGCCAGTCACTTGAATAGCGCACACCCAACGATCAGGACCGTAAAGGGTGCTTGTCCACGGCCCTGCCCCACGCTGCTGGATATTGAAGAGTGCATTTTGCAGGGTATTGCGCCCAACATTATTTAACCCCGACCCGGTGCTGGCAGGTACGTACGCGCCGCTGCCCGCGACGTTGAGCCACTTAACGCTATCCCATTTCCACTGCGACCCATCGGGCGCAGTGAAGGCTTGATTTAACGTGGGCGAGTTGGGGAAGTTAAGCATTTTTCAGCGCCTCGACCTCGGCGCTCAATTCGGTCACCGCTTGCCACAGCACCGCGAGCAATTCGTGATAGGCCAATCCTTCGCTATGATTTTCGTCGTCCCCTACGATATATCCGCCAAAATCATGCCCAGCCTTTTGCATCGCCTCACCGACGTGCTGCGCGATAAAGCCCCAATGCGTGCGATCTTGATCTACCCCCTCGCGCCAGCGGTAGCGATGCGGCACGATCGTTTTTACCAAATCGAGGCAGTCGTCTGGCAAGGATTCAACGTCGGTCTTCTCGCGAATGTCGCTGGCGTTTGCGAAGGCATACGAGGAGACATTATTCCAGGCTAGCCCGCCCCAACCGCACGAAAGCGCGTTGTTAGTCGTTGGGGCAGTGCTAGCGGGGAAACGTGAACTTCCGTCAGAATAGCCTTGAAAAAAATCAGTGGCGAGCCAGAAACGCATAATACCACCGGTAATATAAATAGCGCCATTCTGCGAACCGTCGCGCTGCGTACACCACAGATCTTTGCCGGTGACACTTCCTCCAGCATTAAGCGTACCGCTACCAAGGATGGTCACAACGCCACTAGGCGCGATAACTAGCCGAGTTGCCGGGGCGCCGGGACCGGTGCCGGTGACAAAATAAATGCTTCCGCCTGTTTCTGCGCCAATGCCCGCCCAATTTGTCGAGCCGTTATTGTACAAAAGCACATTGGTATTGGTTAGTGTTGGCGCGTTTATATTTCCCGCCGGAGTGCCAAACAGGTTTCCGGGTGCAGTTGTATTCAAAGTGCCAAAGAAGGTCGCATTACCGCTAGTATCAAGACTTAATACGATCCGACTCCCAGTAAAATCACTTATTCCATAACCGCCGGTATCTGCTCTAACCCCAGCACCCCAAGATCGAAGGCCGTTTGTTGTAGTGACTCGGTTCCAACTACTACCAGAAGTAGTGATGCTTAACGGATCAGCGGTTGCTGATACACTCAACGGCCCCGTCAGCGTTCCGCCGGTCAGCGGCAGGTAATTCCCGCCAAGCGCGTCGGTACTTATGGCCGGCACCCACTGCGCGCTGTCCTGGTCTGTATAGCGAATATAAAGATCCGCCTGCGTCGTATCAAACCACAATGCCCCAGACGGCGGGGAAGAAGGCGGCGTATCGGCCATGACGATAAACGTCATCGCCCCGGTGCCGTTGCTCCACTTGACTCCGTCCCACTTCCACTGCGAGCCGTCGGGCGCAGCGAACAAACTGTTAAGGGTGGGAGAGTTGGGAAAGTTAAGTGCCAAGTCTCGCCTCCATCGCTTCGAGGCGCACATTGATCTCCTTGACGGCGTTGATCAGCGCAAAGGTCAGATCGGTCGGCGAATAGCTTTTGAGCGTCATCGCCTCATCCTGCCGTGCGAGCGGCGTGTGCTCGATCTCGTGGATCAGTTCCGGCAGATGCTCCTCGACCTGTTGCGCGGATAAGCCGTAATGCAACTCGCCATCATCGGTCGTGCCGCCTTTGCCGTTCCAACAAAACATGATCGGTTCCAGCGGCAGTAGGTCAGAAAGACCACGCGCGTATGATTCTACGTCGCGCTTTAGCCGCATGTCGGAAATAACACTCCAAGTTGTGGCGGCATTACAGCTACCTATGCTGGCACCAGAACCTCGATTGATTTGGATCGCAGGATTACCTACGGTGTACGCATCGTTCAGGGCTCGGATTACAAAGGCCGACGAAGCACTATCATTTAGCAACTCCCATCGGCGTTGATCGGCTGGCGCACCCAGGCGCTCAAGCATTATCGCGGACTGAGCCCCACCAGCGCTTTGACAATAAAATCCATCGGAACTGTTCGTGTTAACCAAAAGCGAGCCGCTAGGGCTGAGCGACATCGTCTGCGTCAGCGGTGCCGTCGCACCTGCTGTACCGGAGGAGACCGTATACCAAGTAAATGCTCCGGCTGAAGGCTGAAAAAGACTGGCGGCACCGTTAGCGAGATATATCCAAGCGCTCGCCGTTGCGTTAAGTAGGAGATTAGAAGTGATGGAACAGCCAACAGTTACAGCACCGAAAAACTGTGCCGGATAAGAGTTAGCCGGGATGGTTTGATTATTAGTCGAAATAGCCCCAGCGGTTTGTAAGTTACCCGCACCGGGATCGGTCGTGCCGCCGATATTGACGCCACCATTTGCTGCGATGAACATACGTGTGTTCGCCGCAGTCGCGTTCTGAAAATAAAAACCTCCGTTTCCAGTCGGTGTTCTGATTGCGATATTACCCATGTCGGCTGATATGTTACCTAGCGTCGATGGATTTGGACCCACCAGAATCATACCGGGATTGCTGCCACCGGTTCCGGCGACCGTCAAATTACCGCTGAGAGTTCCACCGGTCAGCGGCAGGAACACCCCCGACCCGAAATCATTGTTAACTGCCAATACCCACTGCGATGAGTCCGCATCCTGGTAGCGGATGTAGAGATCGCCGCCAACGCTGTCCCACCACATATTACCAGGAGAGGGCGAAGCAGGCGGCGTATCGCTGATCGTTACCGACGCGCCACCGGAAGCCGGATGCACATGGTCGGCTCGCGCATAATTAGCACTCGTACCGATCGTGCCGGTGCCGCTCTCGACCAGCGGTATCATCGCAGAGGCTGATGGCACCAACCCCTGCACAAACGCCGTTGTTGCTATCGAGGTATCGTTATCAGTGAGTACGGGGGTCGGTGCTTGCGGATCGCCTGTGAACACCGGCGACGCCAGTGGCGCACCGCCTACCCCCGTCACATCGGCGGTGGTCAGCGTGACTGCGCCGGTGCGGGTATTAAAGCTCGTCACGCCGCCAGCGATGCCGCTGGAGGCGGCGGTAACCCGCCCCTTACTGTCTACGGTGATGCTCGCATTGGTATAAGATCCCGCCGTAACTCCGCTCACTACCAGTAGTGGGTTGGGATAGTTACCCGTTAAGTCTCCGCCTGCCACGCCAGAGATCAATATTCCGTCCAAGCTAAAAGCAGGCACCCACTGCGTGCTGTCGGGGTCGACGTAGTTGATGTAAAGGTCGCCCTCGACACTGTCGAACCAGAGGGCGCCCGGCGGCTGCGATACCGGCGCAGTATCCGAGACAATGACCGACGCCGCGCCACCAGCCCCGCCAGCGGCGGGATGTACATGATCCGCCCGCGCCCAGGTCGTGCCCGTACCAACCGTCGCGATACCCTCGATCAAAGGCAGGGTCGTGGACGCAACCGGGATCTGAGTAGCCAACGCCCCGCCGGCACCGGTGATATCGCCAGAGACCAGCGTAACCGCGCCGGTGCGGGTATTAAAACTGGAAACCCCCGTCGTCAGCCCTGCAACGACGCTCTTTACAAATGCTGTCGTCGCTACCGACGTGTCGTTGTCGGTCGTCGGCGGTGTCGGCGCGTGCGGGTCGCCGGTAAAAACCGGAGACGCAAGTAACGCGTAAGGCGCCAGCGTCGTAATCCAATCGTCGATATCGGTGTGGATTAGCCGAACAACGCCAACCTTGCCAGCCACTGAGATAACTACGCCACCGCCGCTGCCGCCACCCCCAACAAAACTTCCGCGCGGACTGGTAACAGCGCTTTGGTCCAGGATGCCGTACTGCACCAGATCCTTGAACGTAACCGCCCGGTTATTTGCCTCGCCACGCTGCCCGGTCAGGCTCTCGACGCCGGCTTTTAGCGCGACCAGACAGGCCAGCATATTCTCGTTGTTCTGCGCCGGCTGCGGGATCGGCGGCGTAAACAGATTACCGATCGGCTGCGTCGTCGATAAGCGCGGGGGGCCGACTGACTGCGCCATCAGACACCCTTAAGCTCGGATAATGTCGTCGCTAGCTGGATCGACGAGACCGGCACCCTAGCGATAATTTCAACCTGATGATCGAAACACTTAAATCCCTTCGGAAGCCTAAAGATCTCCTGCTGCATGGTTAGGTTACGGGTCATAATCAGGGCGAGCTTTGGCCCGGCAAAATAATTAAAAACCGCGTTGACCCCATCTGGTAATGTCACATCGCCGTTATCCAACGGGATAAGCGTCGTTGGCGGCGGGGCCGGGTCTAGGATCTCCGGGTCGATGTCGATCTGCACCGCGCCCAGGCTTATCGGTAACGGTGTGTTAAAATTCTTCGAGCGCCAGCGATAAACCTGGGGATCTGTATAGGGGTTGTCCCACTCGTAAATTATTTTATCGGCGCAGACCAGCGTGTCGCCCTCTTCCTCGTCGTTCCAGATAGAAACCGCGTCCTTGAGGGTGGTCAGATCTTCGATGCCAAGACGCTGCTCGCGGTAGTCGATCAAAAACCCTTGGTCAGTCTCATTGATCGCAATGTATTGCTGGCGATGCCGCGCCGCGATGATCGACTTTGCGTGGTAATATTTCAGCCACTCATTCTTCTCGATCAGCATCAAGGTCTGGTTGGTAATCTGATAGCCCGTGTACAGCATCAGGCCATTCTGCGAGGCGTAGAACACCCCGCCAGGGTCGACCACGATCGAGCCGCGCGCAATGCACGGCTCGGCGACCTGCGTTTGAACCAGCAAAAAATTACTCGGGGTATTACCTGAGCCCGCCGAGGGATAACCGTTCGTCAGGACCATTAAGTACTGCTGCCACGCCACCATTCCGACAATGTCGTAATGCACGGATTGGTCGTAGATGCTCGGCCATGTGTGCGGGTGGTTAGGCTCGGTCATATGCACCGTGTTGTTGGTAAACCCCGCCAGCATGCCGCCGGTCAGCGCGACAAGGCCGTCCAGATTATCCGGCGGGTTCTCCCAGCCGACAGTCTCCAAGACGTCGTTAAGCGCAGCAAGGCTATCATTGATTGTGTCGACATACGTGCCGGATGTCGGAAACGGCAACTCGACGACAAAGTAAAACTGCGCGCCGGACGATTGGCTGGTGATCGTGCGGTATAACCTTAAGCTCGTAATCGGCGGGTAGGCTCGGCCCGTTACCGTCGGTGCGTTTGTCGGAAAACCGGTGATTGTCCAGGTCGCGTCAGGCGGACCCGACATCAGATTAGACACCGGCGACGGCGAGCTTTCTTCGCCAAACGAATTTACCAGCGTGTAGAGATACACACGGTCGATCGCCGGCACTGTCGTGTCGCCACCCGTCACCGTAGTAATCACCGGCGCTGTCAACGGCTGGACAGTACCCAGATCGTAGGCCGGCTGTCCGGCCTTGATCCTGGCACGCGTATTAAAGTGCGGCGTCACATCGCCGGGGTTTGTCCAGTAGACCCTGTGCTGGTCGTCATTCGCCAGTGGCGAGCGCACGACCGAGCTATAACGTGACGGTAGCGGCAGCCATACGGTGTCGCCAACAGAGTCGGGGAGAAAGCGGTAAGCCTTCTCCACCGGCCCCACGACGGTAGTGAAGTCCATCAGCAGCTTTACTTGCGGCAGAGAAATAAGACTGCCGCTCGTAAAGTCGCAGTTGGCGGCTGCGGCGGCGAGATTGTCGCCGATAAGCCGCGCATCCACGCGGGGGATCACACCCCCCATGCCCTGGATTACCCACGCAACCACCGCACCCCCCCAGAAATATACTTAGCGACGCGTCGGCACGCGCGGCGTCGGCGGCTGACCCGGCTGCGTCGGCTGCGGCGGAGTCACGGTCTCGTGAGCCGGATGCGGCTGCGGATGCTGCTCGTCCGCACGCTGATCGACCTGCCGGTTATGCGCGCCCTGCTGACGCCGGTCGGCCTCGGCTTGGTCGATCGGCGGGTTGATGTTGTCGCGCACTGGCGTTGCCCGAGGCTGCGGCTGAGAGCTATCGCCCTGCTGCTCGTGCAGATGCCGCGCATCGTCCGCCTGCGTCTGGGTCCATACCCCGGCTTCTGGCGGACGCTCGGCCATCGCCTTGGCATGCTCCTCACGCAGCTTACGATCCTCCTCGGACAGCGGGCGGTAGGCGTCCGACCGCTGGTCGCGCGCCGGTGAGTGCGAAGCGTCTGTCGCGACCGGCGGCGGCGTAAAAATGTCGGCGCGGTGCGGTATCCGCCGAGGCTCTTCGACAGGTGGCGGCATGTCGAGTTCGCGCACGCTGGGGATCATCGAGCCAACCGCCGACTGGTTGTCTTCGAGCTTGATCTCGACCCCGCCATCGTCGGGCGACAAAAATGGATCGGGGTTATTGTCCGGCGACTCTTCGAGCCACTTGACGTACTCGTACCAGTCGGGATTGCCTGCCTCGGCGGGTATCCACTTGCCGTCGCTGCGGATCACGCCGGAACGCGCCGTGCCGTCAAAACCGTCCGACGGAAGTTGATATTTACCCGAGCCGCCGCCCCCGCCCTGACGCGGGCGCGGAGTTGGCCCGCCGGGATAGGGGTTGTCTGAGTGCGATACTGCCATGACTTCCTCCTTGATCAGCGCACTGAGCCGGGGGCGCTGGTGCCCTTATTGGGTAAACCGACGCCCGTGCCGGTTGGCAGCGTCTTGTTTGCCAGCGCCTTGCGCATGCTGGCCGGCGGCCCCGGGTTCTCCGGCCCTTTGAATGGTTGCGCCGGCTCGCTCTTATTTCCGTCGCCGCCCCGGCGATAGTTTTTCTTTGGGTCTTCGTAAGTCCCGTTCATGTCAATCTCCTTAAGCAGCAGCGCGAGGATGATCGTCGTGACCATTCAAAGGCAGCGACGGCTGCGACGCGCCGCTCTGCGCCTGCTGCGTGATCGATGTCATTAAGGGCGCGACGATATTGTAAGGACCCTGCGCCAACACAGTCAGTAGCTGGTTCCACTCCTGCGCCTGAAGAGTGATCGTGATGCTGGCAGTCGGCGCGATAGGCTCGGGCATTTACTTAACTCCTTCCAGAGTGCGAAGACGTGCGTCGAGTTCTTGCATCGCTTTAACGAGGGCTGCGGTAATCGCCCCCTCATTGATGCCTAGGGTTGGATCGGAACTTTCGATACCGCCAGTGCCGTCCGGTAACTCAACTCCTATCGCGACCACCGCTTCAGGCAGGATATCTTTAACGTCCTGAGCAATAAAACCGAGTTCAACGGAAGGCGATGGCCCAGAGGCTTGTGGCAAACGTCGAAACTTGACCGGCTTTAATTGTAAAATTGCGTCCAGCCCTTTAGTCGCTGGAACAATCGCGTCTTCCTGCTTAAACCGCCGATCGGATGTATTGACAAAACCTTGCCCGCCAACATAACCCGCACTGACGCAAAACGCATCACTGGCACGCATTATCCAAATTGTTTGATTCGGTACAGTGTAACCCAAATTACCACTACTCGTGTCCCAAACCAAATAATACCCTCCTTGAAAATTAAAGATCTTGCCTAATCCGCCCTGATAATAAAATCCAAAAGAGCTATCATTGGAAGCGTAGACACCAGCAGCAGATTGAATAGGGCCGTTGTTGCTAACGAGGTTGCCTCCCGTAATAGCGCCGGTAGCAGAGATAGTGCTAGAAGCAGAAAGAGTAGATACCCCTATATTAGTGGCCGAGAAACTATTATTATCGTCAGCAATCTGGATATGCCCTAGTCGACTACGATCGACATAGACCTGTACGCGCCCATCCCACATATAGGCGATCTGATGTGCATTGCCGAAATACTCGATGCCGTTGCCGCCCGCATGTACTTGATTGTTAGAGAAATACCCATCACCGGAGGCGAAAAGAGAACCGCCAAAGCTGACATTGGCCGACGCGTCAACAGTTAGCATATCGCCGTTAAGCCAGAGATGCGCCCCGCCGTTGTTCGCATACCAGAGCCAACTCTGGGCGGCAGTATTCTGGCGGTTGGTAAAACTGAAGCCGGCACCGGCGCCAAATGACTGAACGACATTGTTGACGGTCAGCGCGCCTATCGTGCCGCCGGATAAGGGTAGATACCCGGTTAGCGCGTTCTGTACGTAAGCCGTCGTCGCAAGCGACGTATCGTTGGAACTCGGCGGCGGTGTTATAACAGTAATCGTCGATTGGTCGATCTTATATGTATTGTTGACTATATCGACCGCTGCGATCTTAACCCATTCACTCGCGACGTATCCGTTAGACGCCACCGGCACCGTGCACATGCGCAGCGTTGCCGGGCTCGTACTCGTGTCAATCCACTCTGCGTACTGACGCGCGTTACCGCCATTGCCGACCGGCGGCAGAGATCCTGAGTTTAGCTGGAAGGCGTGATTGAGACCGTCATGAACGAGGCGGTCATTCAACGCAAAGGGGTACGCCGCTGGCGGTGTCGGCACCGCAGCCAGAGGCTCTGTACTGATCGTCGCCGCAACCTCGGTGTGCGGTGCCGGCACGCCGATCGGACGCACAGTCAGCGTAATGTCGTTATAGCCAAGAAACGTAAAGCGAGTGTTGGTCTGTAAAAAAGTAGCTGTGATAACGTAAGTAACCCCAACCTCAAGACTGGTAAAATCTGCGATATGCGCAATCTGGTTGGCCGGCTCCAGAGTTATCTGAGTATTTAAGACAACAGCCATCGCTTTATCCTAGGAAATCAAAGCGGGTTGCCATCAAGTGCCAGTTAGCACCGGTCCACTTCCACCGCAGGCAATCGTAGTTGATCGAGCTAACGAAAACCAACCGCCCATCGCCGTCTATCGGCACATCCCCGTCACCGCGAAACGTCACTGGATAAGTTCCGTCCGTGCCATAGGCGTCGATAAACTCGACCATCTGGCCGAGTATCGGATTGGGTGGCAATGTTATGACGATATTCGACGTCGTAGCATTTTGCAGGATCACGACCCCGTCGAACCCCATCGGCAATGCCGTTGAATCACTGATAATAACCGGCGGCACGACGTCGGGATTGAGATCGCCCGGCCCAATCATCATGGGGTTCAGCGGCTGGTCGATCCATATCAGCGTATCGACCTGTTTGCGCCGCAGCGTCGTGCCGCCGACCGTGACAAAACCAAGAACATAGGTCAGACCGGGCGTACCGGCATTGACTTTTACCTGGATGGATTTACCCGCATCGGCAATCGCCTCGGAAACCACCTTTAGCGGGTATGTATCTGGCGGTATTTCAGTCGCTGCCGGTGGAGGACAGTCTGGACGGTAGTCGGTTCGCCAGTTCTGATTGACCGGCGTTGTCGATGGTGCGACAGCAATAGTCGGAAACTGAACCTCCTGCACAACCTCGTCGGTTTCCAGATAACAACTAAAATCATAGGTCATACGGATGACGTCGAGATTTTCCTTCCCGATCGGGCCATACGGTGTGAGATCGTCCGGAAAAACAGTAAACCGGTAATCTTTATTGACAATGGTAGCGCTACCGTCCACTGGCGTGTCCCCCCATGGCAAAATAAGGAAACTGCCAGCTAGACCCCTCGCGGACATGCCCGGCCTGCGCCTCGGCCCGCGCCGAGGCTACGCCACGGCGATACTGCGCCGCGCACAATGCCATCGCCTTGACGTCGCTCCACGGCTTACCCGGCTGGTAAAACAGCCGTTCCATCGCGCCGTTAAGCAATGTCTCGAAATGGTTTGTCCACACATCGTAGGGCAGCAGCGTGTTGAGGTTGTTTGGCTTTAATGCCAACAGCGCCTCGCCCTCGCGCAGAGTCTCCGGACATGGGCAGGTCAGGTCGAAGACCTGACCGGGTGGCACAAACTTGACGTTGCTCAACCCCCTAAACCCCAAAAACCGGCAAACCCGCCAGTCCTTGTCGTAGGGGTCGAACTGCAGCGTATATTCGAGGGGGTTAAGCTGCCAGTAGACATGCTCCCGGCGGTAGGTCGAGCGCTGGTAGAAATCCTCGATCGTGTTCCAGATAACCAGCGACACGACGTCGGTCGTCACGCCGGGAATGAGCGCTTGAAGATTATCAAATAACCGCGTGATATCGGTCGCGGTCTGAAAATAGGTATCTGGCCGGATGCAGGTATTGTCGCTCATGACGCCACCCGCAATAATTGCGCGACAAACTTGTTAAGCATCGCCACGGCGCGCCCATCATCCGAGTAGGTATCCTCGGTCAACTCCGAACGCCCGACCACGTAGTTCAGCAAAGGCGCATAAAATATATCGTCAAACGGCAACAACGTAGCCTCGTCGCCGGGAAAGCTGTAGACCGGCACCGACTTGCGTAAACCAAATCTCAGAAATGCATCCGGACGCTTGGTGCGGATCTGCGCCACGCCGTCGTTGACCGCCGTGACGAGGTCGTCGTCGGGGAACCGGGGCGCCCCGGTTATCGGCGTCTCGTCGTTGAGGATCTGACGCGCTTCCGTCACAAGATATCCGACGGTTCTCGACATCTAGTCCGTACCTCGTTTACATTGCGTGTCGCCGTGTTTTCGGAGCGAACCGCACCGCGTGAGCTATCGACCACTATGAGGCGGCGGGGTGGCCGCTCGGAATATTTCCCCGCCGCCTGTGGTGGTAGCCCGTTACACCGGTGCCGCGTACAGCGCTGTCAGCGACGTCCCGTCCAGGACTTTGTATCCGTAGACCTGCAGCCCGCGCAGCAGCGTGCCGAACGTCGACTCGCTTCGCAGCGTCTCCATCTCGGAGATCTGCGACGCGAATGTCAGGCCGTTCATCGACCCGGCAAAAATATACGTCACGGTGTGGGTCGTGTCGGTAGCCGTCGGCAGCAGATTGCTCGAATACAAGGTAAACCGGTCGATCATGCCGAGGCGCCCATTTCTCACAAGAGAAATGCCGTCACCAGAAATGGAAGCATTTCTGAGGTCGGACTTCTTGATCATGCTGCCGATCCAGGGCGGGATGACAAGCCAACGTCCCGTCTCGGGGATGTTCTGCTCGTCGAGCACTTGGCCCATGTTGACGATATGATCGAGGATCGTCGTCGGTGTCGGGATGACCGGCGCGCCGGTAGCGCCTAGATTGATATTTCCCGACTTGACCCCGGCAGCGACGCCTTTGTTGGCAGCGGCGATACCCGCATAGATGCCGGCAAGCACACCGGTGTCGATCGTGATCTTCAACTGCTCCGATGCGTCGTCCGCCCACATGGAAAGCAGGTTCATGTCGCTCTGCCGCTCCATGATATCGTCAAGCACCAAGTTGAAATACTTGGCATAGTCGATCGTCAGTTCGACCGGGGTCGATGACGGGCGATCGACAGTCAGCACTTGATCGATTTGATAGTCGCGGATCGTGATCGTCGGCTTGGTGCGGATCTTGACCTTGTCGCCAAACGACTTGATCTCGCCTTCGTAGTCGGTGTTGGCGATAGCGGCCAATACCGTCGCGGCGTAGAACTTCTCGATCAGTTTGCCCGACCAGATTTCGGGAATGAATACGCCACCAGCCGGTGCCCCAGAATAGGCAGGATTGGCGGCTGCCCCCAGATATGGGGTTCCTTGCGTGACAGCCATTTTGTCGCCTCCAAAAACCCCGTAGGGTTGTTACTGGATGCGCCCTTCTCGTGCTGCCGCGATGATGTCCGCTTCGAGCCGGTTGGACTCCTCCTCACGGCCCCGATAGCGCCCAGTCGTGCGGTCACGATAAAAGGCGGTGATTTCGGGTCTCGACCAGATGCGAGTCTGAGGAGCGCCGTTGCTTCCCTGGGACCGGCCAGCGGCACGGCCCGGAGACGCGAAATCCTCCAGTTGAGCCATACCCGTCGTCGCGGCGTGTCCGTTGCCAGACCCGTTCCTCGGGGGCTGGTAAGCGGGCGCAGCGGCGGTGTGGGTGCTCTGTGGGGGCGGGGGGACGGTATGCTCAGCCATATACCGCTTAAAGAACCTACCCGTACGTATGGCATCGCCGTTCGCGTAGGCGTGTTGGAGCATGTCGTTGCGCGACAGCCCCGACATTTCGTCGATCTGTGACAACCAGAGCGAAAATTCGCGGCTGGTATTGAGCGGGCGCCAGCGCCCGGCCAATTCGGGGTCCTGGTCCAGCGCGTCGAACACGCGGTCCTGAAGCTGCTGGCCGGCAAGGTTGTTCTGGCCGCCTTCGAGGCGGGCGAGCTTTGCTTCGAGCGCGTCGATGTAAGGCCGCGAGCGCGCCTCGGCGGTGCGCGCCATCGCCTGCAGGAGATCCTCGCCGTAGAGGTCCTTGTCTTCCTGGGAGAACTCCAAAGGCGGCGGCGCGATGCGCGGCTGCGGCTGCGGCGCTGGCGCCTGCAGTGTCGAGAGCAACCGTTCGAGACTGGTGACCTGCGACCGCAGCCCGGCGATCTCGCTGTCGTATTTACCCTGCAACGTGCGATAGCGCTGCTCCCACTCGTTGAAGCCGCGCGCCGCCTGTTCCTCAGGCGTCGGTGGCTCCGGGCGCGGCTCGGGTGGCGGCTGTGGGTGTGGCTCTGGGCGGGGTTCCGGCCGTTGATCTGGTCGGGGGGTCGGCAGCGGCTCCGGTGGCTCGGGGGTCTCCGACGGCGCCTCGCTCGCAGCATTTTGCTGCGCCATAAGCTCGTCGGCGCGCCGCGCCGCGCGCCGCACCGCCTCCGGCACAAAGACCGGCGGTGGCGTATAAGGCTGCTCACTACCGGTAGTGCCGGTAGTGGAAGCATTTGGCGCAGCGTCAGACATTTTCCTTCTCTCTCATGCGGACTTGCGGACGCGGCATGTGACCGGGCTTTGCCAATTCCATCTGCGCGATTGTCGCCACGACATCGCGCAAGGCGCGGGCGTAACCCGTCGCGTCCTGACGGTTCTCGACGGGGCACTCGATGGCAGTGTGCATCATCGCCGACATCTGCCCCTGCAGCGCGTCGGTAAAAGCCCGCCAGTCGTTGTTGTTGCGCAGCGACTGCACGGCTTCAAAAGCTTGCGGGCCAAGGTTAAGAGCCACCACTCCCCCCGATCAGCCCGGGCAAGCCGCCTTTGCCGTAGTGCCCCAAGCTGTGCGCGGTCTGGTCGCCGCCGGTGATCTGCGACAGGCCGGCGCCGCGCCGCCCGACGACACTGCCCATCTCTTGGCGACGAATGCCCTTGCCGACACTGGCCGGCTCGGCGTCCATGCCCATCCCCATCCCCTGCGCCGGCAGATAGCTTGCCCGGCTCGGCGCCTTCTGAATACTCGTGGGCAGCCCGGGGGTAATCAGGCGCTGCCGTGGCGTCATGCCGACCGGAGTGGTGTCGACGCGCGGCGCCGCGAAGGACGACCGGGTCGTAGTCCCGCTTCTCGCCATGGTCAGATCCCGCCAACGTATTTTGACGTCGCCGAGACTTTCTGCGGGTTGAACGGCGCGTTGTCGGTGGTTCCCGGCAATGAATTACTCTTGGGATAAGAGCGCGAACTGCCGCCCCGACTGTCCGCCGAGGCGCCGCCGCCGGTCATTGGCATGGTCTTGACCGGAGTGATGCTCTTGGAGGTCTCGCCGTTGACGCCGGAATAAACAGCCATGGTGTTTTCTCCTAGTAAGTTCGGGGGCTGACGGTGTTGACCGGCGGCGCCATTGTCGCCAGCGACGGCGCCACCGGCGTCGGTGCTTGGTTGCCCTGCGCCTGCGCCGCAGGCGAGGCGGGACCACCCGGCGCAGCGACAGCAGGCGCTGCACCGGGGGCCGCCGACGGCCCGCCGGGCGGTGACGCACCCGGTGCCCCAGCCTGCTTCATCATCGCCATCTGCTGCATCGCGGCAGCCTGCTGCTTGTCCTCGGCATCTAACTTTTGCAAGTCGTCGTCGCTCGGCACGACGTCCTCGTCTTTAATTAAGTCCGTGGCGATAGACCTTAAGACTTTGCCCCGGCCGATCTTGCCGATAATACTAAAATCCATCGGGTTAGCAGTGATCTGCAAGAACTGTAGCTGTTTCTGGTGCTCGGTGTCTTTCTGAATGGCAACCGTCACGCCGTTGACCTGGATCTGCTCTTCCCCGGACAGTAATCCGGACTGGTCTGTCAGCATGATCATATCGTAGAGCGCGCTCAGCAATCCCCTGATAACGTCAATATCGATGTTGGCCGCCACGGTCTGAAGTACTTTCTGGGCGTTGCCCATCAACATACTCAGCCCGGAGGCTGTCCGGCCGGCACCCCCCGACAGACTCTCGCCTGTAACATATCGCGGGATCGCGCTGACGTCATCTGATAAGTTGTTAATGGCTTGGTAGATCGCGATTAACTCTTGGGCGTTGGACTGCGGCTGAAAAAAACTCACCGGGTCACGGTTGGACCCCAGGGGGTCCGACATGACTTTCCAGCGTTTCCAGGGATATAACTGGTCTTCATTGACTGTGGGATCTAATAGCTCGGTATTTATAACAACTTGCGGCCCGGACGCGATGGATAGATTATTAACCAATGCCCGCAGCGTGGCATTCGAGACTTCTTGTAAATCTTCTAAAATATCAGGTAACCCGTGCCCGGCTATCGTTCCCGGCACCTTCTCGAAACTGGTAATATAATACGGATGACGCTGCCGAGGGCTCGGAGAGAGTTGAGTTTTGATAGTATGCCGACCAACAATCCAAGTTTGTACCAAGTAATCTTTGTCCGGATCAGGTACCTGCCGCGCATCGACGCCATTATCTAAAAGGACCTTGCCCTGGATATTACCATGGTACTCGATAGCATCTATTTTTTGGGATTGATTCTGCTGAGGAGACTCACGACCGGCGTTGAGGGCTGACTCGGTGTCGGGGGAGTCCATCCAGTCCCGTAATCCCCGTTGGTAATCCTCCAGAGCACCACGAATAGCGTCATCGTTATATCCCGGGAGTCCCAAGACATCGTTCAGATCCCCCCGGGTTAGTCTTTTGCGTTCGATTAGCTCGGCATGCTCGACATCGGTCGCGCCGGGGTCCCAGTAAAGGTTAAAAGGATCGACTCTTTCCCAGAAAAGCTGTGGGACGACCTGGACCGAGGGTTGCTTTTGTATCCAGGTCAGCTTTGGAACCATTCTAACGACGGGACCCTTGATGCACGCGAACGGATATAGACTTATATCCATCAGAAATTCGGCCAGCGCGTCGTAGAACCCGCCAGCCTCCAGGATATCGTCCATCTTGTCGGACGCGGCCTCGGCCTGCTGGATAGCCACCCTCTCGGCGCGCTGCTGCGCCTGCCTGACGAGTTCCACGTAGGTCTGGCGGGCCTGCTCCATCGGCGGCATCGGCATGCCGGCCTGCTGCATCTGCGCGGCGGTCGAGGCCATCAACGTGGTTATCGACGTCATGACTTCCGGCGGCACCGGCGGGTCCGCCTGCGGATCTAGGCTCCACGGCCGCTCGACCCCTAAATAAACACTACGCAGCAACGACGTCGCGCCGCGACACTTCACGGCAACCGTGCGGGCGTAAACCTCGCTGCCGCCGAATTTGCGGATCTCGACCAGTTTCTCCGGCTCGTACTGGCCCTCGAACATGCGTTGCGCCCGGAGTAGTCTCATATTTAGAGGATTATGCCCGGTGTTCCTGTGGTTGCGCATGGCGTCCCACCGCCCGCGCACGAAATGGGCGAGGTCGTAATTGACCGGCGGACGATTGACGGCCGAGCGTTGGGCGAGGTCCGCCGCATCCCGGGCGTTTAGGTCTGCGGGGCTGACGACGCGTAAAAACCCCGGCGCCATCTCGGTATTGCGCTGCGGTCCCGGGATGGGCAGAGCCGGCGGCAAATCTCAGATCCCCCCGAGTTTGTAACTGTGTTAAAGATATATTAATCCGACTAATAGACAGACGCAAGCAGCCAGGACCCTACCCCTATGATCAACCTGCCCGAGCCGCCGACAAGCCCGGAAGATCTTATTATCGACAACGTCGTCGATCAGGTATTAGTCTTAGACAGTAACCCACAAATAGACGATGCGTTGATCCAGCGTCTTAAATATGACCTTGCCACTAAGACTCATAACTATGAAGTCATAGCTAAAAGATATGGGTTAAGCGGCGTCCCGGAATTATTTGAGTATTTAAGATCTCATCCGGCGGTCACTGAAGACGCTAAAAAATTACGGGCATTGTTTCAGTCCGACGAGAGTATCGAAGCCAGGGTGCGGATGAGGTTTTTAGTCGCGACCGAAAGCCTGATTGCGCCGATGCACAATCTAGTGGCCGACCCAAACACCCCGACCAATGCGCGCATCGACGGATTTAAACAAATTCAGCGGGGCGCCGGGGTCGACGGCGTTCCCGCTGCGTCGCGTGGCGAAGGGGGTTCCCCCGGAGGGGGAACCCCCTTCGTTTTGAATATAAATTTTAAGAACGGAGAGAGAACGACGATCAGCGGCACGACCGTGGTGGATGCCAATGAAATTCCTGGGCCGGACGATCAGGCTACTTTACCGGGGTTGGAAGAAGCGGAGTACGACGAGGATGTCTGACGAACCTAATGGTTGTGTCCACGTTTTTGCGCCGGAAGATTTCAACCTGACGACGGCGTGGGACGCCTTCGCCGGCGACATGGAGCGCCACGGCACCCCCGAGGCGCGCGTCACGCCGTCTTTCCGCAAGGCGTTCAAGACCGGCGCCGAGATCATGGTCGTGCACGGGCTGACACATGGTTACCAGGAGTTGATCCGGATGCACCACGACCAGGACCACGCGTACCGCGTCCTGGCAGCGACGGCAGCCTTGCAGCACACCAAGCATCCCGACTGGGGCGACCTGCACGACCATGCATATATCGCCGGCGGGTTTGCGATACTGGCGATGATCTTTGTCGGCGGGCGCACACCCGACCGGGTGTGCGAGGATATTTCAGAGTTTGTTGTTCCTACTTTGAATTAGGTTTTACTTATGGAATACGACGCGCCAAAGATCATCCAGAGTTTTATGCTGGATGATATCCATCGTATTAGGGTTTTAGTGGGACCCCTCGGGTCCGGCAAGACGATGTCTTGTATTATGGAGTTATTAAAGCGCGCCTGCAAGCAGGTACCGACATCTAAAGGAATTAGATACACCCGGTTCGCGCTTATCCGTAATACTTTACAACAACTGCGGCAGACCATTTTGGCTGATGCGCAGCAATATCTGGGGCACTGTGCACACTATTATGTCACAGATTCTACATTACAGATAAGATTGCACCTGCCCGACCGGACGAGCGTGCACTCGGACTGGATGTTATTACCCTTGGATTCAAAAGAGGACGTCAGGAGATTATTATCTTTACAACTTACCGGCGCGTGGATCAACGAACTAAGAGAAGTACCCATAGATATTATTAGACCACTTTTAGGTAGATGCGGACGCTATCCCAGTAAAGCCCTAGGGGGCGCGACGTGGCGCGGGGTCATCGCCGACACCAACCCGTGGGACACGGATAGCCCTTATCACGACCGCATGGTGCTCAACCCGCACCCGTCGTGGAAGCTCTACCACCAGCCCAGCGGGTTGTCGGCGGAGGCCGAGAATATCGAAAATCTGCCGGAAGGTTATTACGAAGAATTGATGAGCGACAAAGATCCCGACTGGAGCGCGGTGCACGTCGAGTCCGAGTGGGGCACGAGCAATGCCGGGCAGGCGGTGTTCCGCCGGACGTTCCATGCGCCGACGCACGTCAAGGACATGCATGTCACGGTCAACCCGAACAAGCCGGTCATGGTCGGTCTCGACTTTGGCCGCACGCCCTGCGCGGTCATCGGCCAGCACGACAACTTTGGGCGCGCAATTATTTTTCAGGAAATCATCACCGAGGGCATGGGGCTGATCCAGATGATCGAAGAGCATCTGAAACCCGTATTATTAAACCCGCCTTTTATTGGTAAGCGGGTGTTTATCGTGGCCGACCCGGCGGGCCGGGCCAAATCCCAGGTCACCGAAGAGACGCCGTTTGATATTTTAAAAGATCAGGGATTTTTAGCTTACCCCGCCTCGACGAATAGTATCGAGCCCAGACTCCTGGCGGTCGAAAGACTGCTGCGAACGACACTCATCGGTCAACCTGCCTTACAAATTAATAGGTCCGGCTGCCCTGTGCTTATTTCCTCATTAGGAAACAAGTACAGATACCGCCGCCGGCGGGATGGGCAGATCGACGACATTCCCGAAAAGCTGCATCCGTGGAGCGATATCTCTGACGCCTTACAGTATTTTTGTTTAGGTACTCAAGCTAACCTCACGGGCCGCGTCATGGCCCGCGAGAGAAGATTCTTTGCCGGCGTCGCGCCGCCGGGGGCCGAGACGCGGGTGTCGTCCCTCGGCTGGACCTAACGTCGACGCTAGGGCGGTTGCGGAGCCCGCTGGAGGGGCGGAAGCTTTTTTGGCTACCCCCCTACCAGCCTACCTCGTTCACCCCTGTTCTAGGCCATAGGCTGCCGTCCTACGTTGATGTTTGGCGACAGGGTCTTCCCAGATCAGGCTTAGCCCGGTACGGCCGGCGGCATTTCCGGCCCGCCACCACCACTACCCGAGCCCGGCGTATGTTCCGGCGGCGCCACGACGACCGGCCCGATTCCGGGGTACATGACGATGATGTAAGGTGGCGGCTGGATTGGCTGCACCGGGAAGTTTCCCGGCACTGTCGTTGTCGGGTCGCCGGGCTGCGGCGGATCTGGCGGCTGGAGATCCGGCGGCACGTTGGGCGGGTAGATCGGCCCTCCACCAACAGTTGGCGGGATTGGGTGCTCCGGATGGCCGGGCCACCAGGGCGGCTGCTGGCCTCCGCCTCCGCCTCCACCGGGTGGTTGCGGCCAGACCGTCGGCGGGATGGGATGCTCCGGGTGCCCCGGATACCATGGCGGCTGACCGCCACCGCCACCTTGACCTGGGGGCATCGGGCCGCCGCCGACCTGGAGGCCGGTGATCGTGGCTTCGCCGAACAGCACGACGTTTTGCTGAGTGCGATTATATTTATCGTAAAGTACGCCTGAGATCGTGATTTCTACTGCGGCCATGGTCACCCCCTGATTGAGATTTGTAGGTTATACTAACTCCGGCGCCGCCGCCATGCGACAAATCCCAGCGATGCCAGCATCGTCCCGAGCATTCCCAGTGTACCCGGCTCCGGCACGGGTTGCTGAAATTTGATTTCGGTCTGGCCGCGATTGACCAGGGAACCACCGTTGGTCAACAAACCGCTGGCCTCTTCGGTCATGCTGAATAATGCCGGGTCGGTGATCGGCCCGGTGTTGTTGTGCGAGAACGAGTCTGCGACGAGGGTCGCGGTGTGCGCAAAGCTATCGATCAGCGCGCCGGGGTGATCGCCGACGCCGCTATCCGCGCCCTGACCATTCGCCGGGTCATTCCAAAACTGTAATAAAATATTCGACCCGACGGCAACCTCGAAAGTACCGCTGCCGGATGTATTGAAAGCGTTCACGGGACCGACAAAGTTTGTCGCGCTGACCGTGAAAGCCACTTGCTTATTGCTGCCTGAATTGTTGATGATCTGCAAAGATGACGTATCCAAGATGTTGGCCGAGCCCATCGTGGCGATGGATACATTTCCGTTGACATTAACTCCGTTGATGACCTGATTCGGCAGGGCCAGCGTGCCGACCGCCGGGTTTGAATCGCACGCGGCGTTGTCGATGCAGGTGCCGGTCGTGCCGCCTATGTCGAAGGAAATTATCAGGGTCGCCTGAGCTTGTTGACTTATTGCCAGCAGCGCTACGGCGGCAACCCCTAACAAAAATTTATTCATGGCACCCCTCCCAGAAAACTACGTTTTCTGGTTGCAAGCCATAGGCCAACTCAAGAACCCAGAGGCATCCTGGGTTTTTTAAAAGTCAAGATTTTTTAGTGTAAAATATTTAGGAAAGCTGTAAGATTTCTCGACGTTTTTTTGATGGGTTTGGGGCGCGACGACGCCGGGTGCACTCCGGCGCCGTCGCCACTCTTTACATTCGGTACTCTCATATTTAACGGCTGTTTTTATCTCTAACTGGACATTGACACTCGATCAATCCATATTCCGAACCAACCTTGTGTCTGCATTCACAAGGCCGGGATCAGACGGGTCGTGCCCTAAAACCCCGTCCGACTGTGGAACGGTTTGTGTTTAAGCTCCATTACCGTTCGCGACAGTTACTCCCTTTAAGCAAAGAAACTCGCCGCCCTGTCCCCAGGGCGGCGATTTTTTTGCGCTCGGCTAACGCGGTTCTCTCAATCCGCCCGGCTAGA